ATTCTGGCGGCAGGGCTTGCCGTTACAGCCTGTGGAGCGGGAAAGGCTCAAGCGCCCGCGATGAATCAGGAACCCGCCTATAGTTTGGCCTAATCGGGCTTTACTGATAGGAATCCCTCGTCTAAAAGCGGGGGAGGATGTCAAGGATGGATAAAAGGTACTGCGAATACCTCCATCGCAATAAAAACCACGAAAGCGAAGGCCCCTAAAACATATTGAATTGTTTTAGGGGCCTTCTTTTGTTACTTGTACACGTTAATGAACCATGTAACAAATACCGTGAATGCTGCGGATAGGATACCTAATGCTCCTTTCCAGATCGAAATTTGTCTATCATGTCGTTTAAGGGTTTCTTTCATTTCCGTGATGTTGTCAATGTCGATTTTGTCGAGCTTTTTACGCATTTCTTCAATCAACATGCTTTGATTTCCAGTCCGTTCATCAATACGATGGGCAAGTGTAAGAATATGCCGTATCGTTTCCTCATTCGTCATATTGTGGCAAGCTAGGCACCCGAGATTAGGTGTTGCCGAGTGCTGCGTATTTTCCGCCATGATCTTCCTACTTTTTTGAAGTGCTTCCTATTGGGGAGGAATGATACAAAAGTCTATTCTGCGAATTTGACGAATTGGAAGACCCGAAGTAATATTCCATTACTTGTTTCGAGCTAGAATAGATATTCGATACCACACCGCCAATCAGAGCGACAAGAAACTCGGGCACTTTTATATCTGAGAGAGTTCCATTCATATATAAGGCCATAGCATAAAATATCGCGGCAGAAACGGCAAGGTTGCCAATCACGTTTATAATGGCAAGAAGTTTCGGCGTCGAAGAATCATCGGCGTCTATCTCACGTTGACGGGCATCTTTTCTGTCGTCGGCAGAAATACGAACAAGGTCAACTTCCAACTCAGCTAATTTTGCTTTAAAATCGGAATCGACCTTTTTTAATTCTGCCAGTTGCTCGAAAGAAGCCTTCTGCACACATTGGGCTACTTGCTTTTCGTCGGCGTCCGAGGAAAGCCCAAAAGCCGCTGCTAATGACGATACTGCAACTCCAGCCAGAGGGCCACCAAGAGCGGTAGCGATTGTTGGAGCAACGGTTCCAACGACACTCTTCCAATCAAAATCCATAGTTTTTCCTTCATCCTTCCCTCTCCTATGAATTTTTTACCTATTAAAACTCAATCTGATAATGCGGCTGGTCAACGATAGTCTTCCAATTTCCGCCCCACGTGAGATTCACGCCAAGTTCTTCCGCGCATTCCATCATGGCCTTATTAATCATCAACCACTTTTCCTTGTCGGGCTCAACCTGAACAGAACCATTATAATAGGGATACAGGTCGACAGCGTGCCCATACCCATCGGACTGTTTCAGATGGTAGGACTTCAAGGTCTTTGAAAAACCATCCTTCTTCAACTGAACCTGCCTTTCATACGTGCGGAGCCCCTCAACTACCGTAAAATCGACTTCGCTTCGCTGTAGCGCGGCTTCTACAACGGCACGAAGCTTCGGATGCACACCTTCAAGATTATTCAATGAACGCTTAGAAAATTTACGCATACATTTTCTCCTGTTTACGTTTTTAGGAAGTAGTGTAAATCAATTTTACAATTTTGTCAAGTACCCATTCAAATAATTTTACAATTTTGTAAATAAAAAGGGCGTCTAAACTATGGACGCCCTTTTTATTATCATAATAATAGCCTATATGTTTACGCAAAAACGCTTTTAATCAGTTGGACGCCTTCATCCGTGACTCCAATTTGATTATGAACTCCATCCGTCGAGTAGATCTTAAAGTATTTCTCGCCAGCCTTATTTACCTCGCAAAGGCGCTGATGAATATATCCTTTAGATTTCGCCCAATTCGTAATAAGCCCACGCTTCAATCCGAGCGATTTATTGATATCCGTGAGTGAAAAGCATCCTTTCTTGTCAATCCGGACTTCCGCGATTTGTACCAACGGTTTCTGATATTCTACAGTTTCAAGAGCTTTTTGTTTGGCCTTTTCTGACTCTACCAAAGCTTCCAAGGCTTCAATATATGTCTGAGGAAGCGCTGCGACTCCATATCCTCCCGTCTTGCGGATGGAAGGAAGAATGTCATGAGTAACCCAACGCTTGAACGCCTTGGCTTCGGGCTTACGAGAGCGGAGAACAAGAGAGTACAATCCTGATTCAGAAACGATAATTGGCTTTCTTCCCGAACCCGAATACTCTTCGTGTTCGATTTTTTCATCTTCATCAAGACCCAAAAGAGCCTTATTAGTATCGGAAAGTCCCAAACAATCGCATACATCCTTTGCTGTAAACCACGGATCTCCGTTCCTATCAACTACACGAACCTTACCAAACTCAGGATTCTCAAAAATCTTCAATTTATCCATAACAATTCCTCTCTTTTAATGGTTAAAAAAAAATGCCCGACAACCGGGTAGCACAGAGACACTAAGTCTCTCCGGAAGTCGGGCAAATATTAATTTTTTATTGAAAGATTACTTGTGCTACCAAGATGAAAACAATATACACACTGAAATTACGTTTGTCAATATAAAAATTAATAATGTGGTTGAAAATCTTTTTGTGCAATCATCAGAATAAATGCGGAAGCATAATAGAGCTTTTCCTGAATTTCTGGAGTCATATAATCTGGATTATCCAATTCTTTCATCATTCTATCAGCTTCATACAAAATATTATATACTTCTCCAATTGCAAAAATATTTCCCTTATCATATGCATACTTATCTTCAATTTTATGCATATCTTTTACTATTTTGTCTAAAATTTCAATTCCATCATCATAATCGTCTTTAGAAGAAATACTTCTCAAAGTTTCCCAAGGCATACTACTTATCCCCCTTTTGTTCATCAAGAAGAAGAACGGTTGCGGCTGTATAGATGATAATATCAAGAAGCTCATTTCTGGCACGTTCAAAATCGCCTTTGCGAACCATATCATGAGCCTCATATGCCTTCTTATGGACTTGATAGAGCGGACCGCCGATGCCTACTCTACGAGAGATTTCCATGAGGGGTTGGTCCATAAAGTCTACAGTGCCTTCTATATTATGACGCTCCTTCCCTTTACCAGAGAAGCATCGCAACATAGCCTGATGGATAACCTCACCGACCTTTCTTTCCCCATTGGTGATTTCTCGGTCGCCTTTTACTTTGTATTCATTATCGGATTCCATAATCAATTCTCCCCCGGCTAATTCTTTTACTTTAATTGGATTATTATTATTCCATTCCAAAATAGCTTTTCGTTGCGGAAGCCATTCCTTACTTTTATTCCCGCATCGTGGACAAACAACTTTAAATAAAACTGAACTTAAAGGCCCTCTATAATCTGCTGGTTTGTCATTTTCTAAAAATGGATATTCTTCTCCACAATCTTTACACATATTTGGTGGTGGTAAATAAAGATTATTTTCCATCGTGTCTTCTCGATTCTGTTGGTTCAGGGATTGGGCCAGCAAACTCTATTCCCGGAAGAAAATCATCAGCGCACAGGGGGATCACCTCAATACTAAAATTCATAATATGAGGCTCTGGGAAGAGACTGCTCCTCATCCAATAAAATCCGGGAACATTAGGAATTTCATTTGTCCACGTCAAAGTATTGGAATGATCTTCGGCTGCGGTCTTTCTTTTTGGGTCAGTAGCTTCGTATGCCTCTTGAAGTACAGTCTTTGACTCTCTTATCCTCCAAGTATTAGTACCATTTGTTTCTACCCTTGATTTTTCGGATAAATATTTCACCATCTCAACAAGTCGTGGAACTGCATTGCACGCAGCGACAATATAGGCAGCGTCGTCTACGTTCCCAAAAATATTCGGCAAGACGACATATGCTATGTGCTCGGGGATCTCCTTACCACCATAATACCGTTCGATACGATGATGATATGTTTCATTAGTTCCTTGCTCGCTTTCACTCCACGGCCCCGGAGTAGCGTATTTCGCAAGATGCTCCAATTTTTCAAGAAATTTATGCGCGTCCATTCAATACCTCCTTTTTCCTACAGACCTAGTTTTGCTTTAAGTCGTTCATACTGAGCAAGATCTTCCTTTCTCTCAGATTCTTGACGCCGAAGATCCCATTGCTTTTGCGCGTTATATCTTCGGCTATAATACAAGAGAGGATTAGCAAATTCCTCAATACTGCATTCAAGAGATTCACTCTCAGCATATTCATCATATGCCACGATACGAACCGTTTGTTTCCCTCTATATTCTACAAGCTCAACGATATCATCACCTGAGTAACTACTCAATTTCAATTTTTTGTTACACGCTTCGCTTTCCGCAGCGACGATAACCAACGCAAGATCTTGAATCTTTTCCTCGATTTCTTCGCGTTGACGAAACAAATCGATTATTTCTTCGCAAGATATTCTGGTCATATGTATCTCCATTTTTTTAAAGTCCCAATTTTGCTTTGAGCTTCATGTACATGGCAAGATCTTCCTTATATGTATCGTCTCGTTTACGATTCTCCTTTTCTTCCTTTATACGATCATAATAAATATAAGGGTTATCAAGTTCCTGTGTGGAACAGTAGATATAAGTTGGCAAATCATTATAGGCGCTTCGTGCACTTATTACGACATTAAAGCGTTCTCCACTTTTCAATTCAACGGGATGCCCTTCATCCCAAAAACTTAGCTGTAATTTATCACTAGGATAAACTTCATTATGTTTATCCAACAATTCTTGCGCTAATTTCTCAAGCGTTTTCTCAGACGATTCTCCAAGCCTCACCTGATGAAAAAGCAATTCCACCTCGTTCATGATTCTTCCTCCCTTTTCACTACACACTCGTAAGCCTGTACTTTTCATACAGGACGAAGGCTTCTCCACGATGGCCCGGAAGTCTCTCTGCTGTATCCGGAAATTTAAGCCTCAAAATAACTTTGCGTCCCGTCTGTTTTGAAAAACGTTCCGCCGAAGGCAAGCTCTTCCATGCCCGTACAGGAGGGAGAATGCCTCCGGAAGCTCTATACCGATTAAGTTTCTTCGCCGTAGTTACATGCCATACGATCATTTTTATCGCTCCATATTCTTCGAAAGTTCATACGCTCGCTGCCAACACAAGCTAGGATCCGTTCCGCAATCTACATCGCAGTAACCATCTTCCCCAAAGACAATTTCTTTCCATTTCTCAAGTGGAGCATCATCAGATACAGAATCGATTCTTGGAGTCCAGAGAGGGCATCTTTTATTCGTATCGAAAAATCGATGGTATGGGCAATCCAAATAGTCCCCGTTAGAATTACCGTTTTCTACGAGCCACCTAAACGCGGCTTTACTTTTTTCGAGTTCTGCTTCCAAAAGTTCCATTTCAAAAGACATCATATACAATTCAAGTCCTAAATCCTTCATCATCACTCTTTTCCTCCTTTCGATATTTTCAATAAACGCAGAATACCCGGATATTCGTAGAGTGTCAACAACTTTTTTACGAATATCCGGGTATATTTTATTTCCTATTCTCCAAGAAGAATCTTTTTGATCAACAGCACACCTTCTTTCGTAACCCCAATTTGATTGTGAATCCCGTCAGTCGAATAGATCTTGAAATATTTCAATCCGGCGTTATTCACCTCAGTAAGTCTTTGATGGATGAGCCCTTGAGATTTTGCCCATCGGGTAATTTGGCCTCGTTTCAATCCAAGAGATCGGTTTACATCAGTGATTGAGAAACATCCCTTCGTATTAATCCTCGTCTCAGCGATTTGAACTAGAGGCTTCTGGGCTTCGATGGTTTCAAAGGCCATCAATTTCGCCCGTTCTTCCAATCTACGCTGTTCTTCCTTATCGGCCCAAGCTCTGGCGGCTTCAACAGGATCATTGAAATTAGGAAGCGCGACAGCGTGTTTAATCTGCTCTTCCATCTCGTTGAAACGAGCGATATATGCCTCTTTCATCTGCATAGCTTCTGGGGTGGTATATCCCATCGTCACCATCAGCAAGCCGTCTTTTGTGAGCAGATACATCGGAAGATTTCTGCCCGTATTATCTTTGTACCCACTAAGCTGAAAGTTCAGCCCAGTAAATGATTCCGAGCACTTAGCAATTGTACCACGAATATCCGCGAGTACATTCTTATGAGATTTACTAAAAGCCTCCGCGACCTGCAAGGACGTAACAGAAGGTTTGCCATTTACAATTTCAATCTTAACAAGACTATTCATAACTTCTCTCCTTTTATATTATTTTAAAATAAAATACCCGGATATTCGTAGAGTGTCAACAACTTTTTTACCATCGGGATAAAATACTTGTTTCTGACTCTAGGGAATATCTCCAAAGAAATATCTCTCGAAGGAATCTCTCGAATGCGTATGCTATACGGGAACGTAACCGAATGAAAGAAGAGATTATGGATGATACGGAGGCTAGGATGGCCTTTTTAGGACTTGAAATGTGTTTCGTGAGTATTTGTTCGTGTGAGGTTTAAATGGCACCTTAAAATCAATTTGTGTAGGAACTTTTAGAATTTCATAGTCTTACGTATATTAAACCAAATCATTCAGATAGTCTTCGGTAGTCAGGATGACGTTCTTTAATTGATTTTTCTTGTAATCTTGCAGGGCTACGTAAGCAAGAAGCAGGGCATCAGAACGATTGTGGTGTTTCTTTAAATGGAGAGGAGCATCAGGGAACATCTCTCGGGCCATCGGGAGCGACGGTTTGTCCTTCTTGTCGATTTTGACGAGATTAAGCTCGCGTTGCCAGTACTGAGGAGGAACGAGAGAATACGGAATTTCGAGCGTCCGCAGGATACCTTGCCAAGTCCCAAAATTCTCTCCGAAGGAAAACGTGGAAACTACTCCCTGTTTCGGCATGGCGTGGACTTTCTCAATGTAGGCGTGATTGACGTGTTTATTGAACTTGCGAAGAAATGAGATTGGGTGATTCGTAAAATCGCAGATTGAACAAAATGATTCATCGTCAGAGATTATAGCTACGGCACCAGTTTTTCCGGGGTCGATGCCGATGAAATACGGTTTATCGAATTTTGATTTAGCCATCGAATATTTACTCCTGTGTAACATTTTATACTGTGTAGGTTTTTTGATTATCCGATGTATGTAGCAGAAGAGTCGAAGGAAGTCAATGATGGAGTGTGTGGGATCAGTTGGGGCCTGTGATCACTATGAGGTGTGATCAGAACGAAGGCTATAAACTCTTGAAATTTTTATTTAAAAAAATTCAACTGATCACAACTGATCACATTTTTCGAAAAAAGATAAACCATGTTAATGAGTTGCAATTTTGTGATCAGTTGACACAGCTCAGGGGTGTCCCAAAGTTTCTTTATATGTGATCTATGGGGGAGGGGTATAGTGTTGCATATATGCAACATGGAAAGAAAGGAACATTTTTTCTTACATAGACTTTCTATTTATACTGATCACATGATCACAAAATAAAAATATAGATATAAGTAATTGAAATAATAAAATAAAAAATGTGATCAGTTTGTGATCAGTTAAACCGTTTGTGATCACTTCAACCGATCACACTCCTGTTAAAATCCCATTTTTTGAAGCTCCTCTCCCAATCTGTGGGAAAGCTAAAAACTTAAAGTGTAACTCTAAGAATTTCTTTGTAGTTGAAATAACTCGACTTTTTATTTACGGTTTAATTCGTAAAGTTTCCGTTTAAAACTCTTTTAAAAGCCGGAATTTCTTATCGACCGATTTAATTGACTTTTTTATTTTTGGTTTCTTTTAGTTTTAATTCGGAAAGTTTTCCGGTTTAAAAGAAACGAAAACTCTTTTAAACGGATCAAAAGACAAAAAGAAGATCCGAATCTCATTTGCCGATCTGTCGGGCTCCGAGATTCGGATCTTCTTTTTGTCCGAGTTTAGGTTTTAGGTTTGGATTAATCCATATTCAATTCTTCAAATTCAGTTTTTGGGATATTAAGATACTCGCAGAATAATTCGACGCATTTTTCTTTGGAGGGGAAATCCCAGACTCGCATCCTATCAGTCCTGTCCGAAACGGTGATAACTTTTCGGTGTGAATCATCCAGACTAAAGATTCTCTTTGTTTCAATCCTGAATTTTTTAAGAGACACAATGTTGTAAGAGCTTGCGCGAGTCCTAACCATCTTCTGGGTGAACTTATCATGAGCATCAGTCATCGATAAATAAGTGGGCCAGTTTCTATTTTCTGAATTTTCAAATAGCTTCGAGGCTCTTTCATCTTCAATTTCTGCCCGAGGATATACTCCATCAGAAATGACATCGTACCACCATTGCTGTACGCTATTCAAAGAAAGGAGTTTCTGTTCCATGAGAGCCTTCGTCTGGGGAGCCTCTCGGATATTCACTCCGCTAAAGTCATAATGTTTCAGATAGACGTAAAGGGCCTCGTCACCGCCATTCTCAAATTCCTCATTAAGATCTTTGAAGTATCCTTGAGTGTCCTGCTTATGCTTCGAGGACACATCGAGAACAAAGAATCTGCGGGCGTCCTTACCTGCGGGGATAACCCAGTCCTCATTAGAAGACATGATGAACCGGGAACAGGAATGCACAGAGTATGATTCGAAGCCTTTCCTTTCGATCACCTGAGTACGTTCCGTGATCTGTGATTTGAGAATGCTTTCGTCCTGTTTGCTTCCGGCCCAGACAGCTTCGTCGAGATAGATAAGGACTTTCCCTTCGGTGGCTCCGTTGAAGTTAGAGAAGTAATGCTGCCTATTCGCTACAGACAAGCCGTGCTTGCCCAACATGCTCATGAACGGGGATACGAAAGAGCCTTTACCAGTACCTTCCTCACCACGAAGCACAACGGCTACGCCGGGCTTATCCTCCGGCTTTTGAATCATGTGCGCAAGCCAAGCCCACATATACCGTTGGTGATCTTCATTACCATCACAGATTACTTCATTGACGTGGCTCCTAAACAACTTGCAGCGTTCAGTGGCCTCGGCAATTCCCATCTCCGAGTTTGCGTATTTAAATCCACGCCAGAGATTGTAATAGCCTTTTGGAGCACCCTGCGGAGCAAATTCAACCCCACGGTATTGACGGCGGTTCTTGCTTTCCATCCATGCTTTGAAGAGGGGCTTTTGCTTTACGTTCCCTTTTGCATCAAGAAACTCGAATGCAGGAAGGTTTGCGGAGAACTCTTCGGCGGCCCTAGGAGTAAGGAATTTGGATTCCCCGTCAGGATCTTCGTAAATGATTGCCGATTTCCCTCCGATAAAAGTAAAAGCGAAAAGGCCATTCATTTTCTTGATCAGAGGATGCACGTAGTCCTGATCGGAATCTTCTTCCTTTTCGGCGTTTTTAACAATATCTGGCGAGGAATCCTCCGAATTTCCGAAAGGATTATCCTCTACACTGGTCGGGGATTCCTTGTTTTCGGTTTTAGGTTCTTCCGTTCCATAGTCTTTCATAATCATCTCAAACATGCGTTCGGCATAGATTGGGCAGCTTCCACAGACCCTCGAACGCTCTTTTCCCAGAATCGTAATCATCGCTCCGCAGCCAAAATCGCATGGGGATTTTTCATCAGTATCCCACACGCTTTCAAGATGGTGCGTCCTGTCCATAGCTGACGTGTATCCTTGAGACTCTTCAAAATTTTCAAGGAAGTCGACTACGAGAGGGTGGTTAATGGCTTCCGACTTTGTAAATCCCGCCGACCTGAGCGCGGGGACAATGGCAGAGAAGCACATCTGATTGAACGAATAATCTCCAGCTTTCTTTGTAAGTCCAAGAATCGCCTTTAGGCAAGGAACGATTTCCTTGTCCTTAATATTAAGCGGGGCTTGCTTCCTTTCCGAGCGGGCTTTGATGGCCCCTACGACATTCGCTTCACATCTACGGAAAAGATCGCTCAAATAGTCAATTTTGGTGGGTTTCTTCGCTTGTTCGTCAGGTTGAGGCGATAGAGCTTTGCTCTGAAAATATTCGATGGTATTATTGATAAGCTCGTCCGCGCTAATACGAATTTTGTATCTGCCATTGGAACGAAGCCTATTCGCAATTCGGAACATCTTTCCACGCTTCATAGCGAACATGGAATAGTCGAGAGTCTTATAGCCTTCCTCGCTAGGGAAAAGTTCAAGGCACACTTCTTTGTAAATCCAAGGAAGGACGCGATGCCCATTTTCCGCACCAAAAGCCTCCGCAGGAACGACGATATGAAACCCCTTCTGCCCTGAATAATAGATCCTAAGAGACTCCGAATCCAATCCTAAAAGAACCAATTTATTCAAAGCATTTACTGTATCGATACGGCTCTCCTCAGCATCTTTTGAGTCGAAATCGAGAGTCAAATCTCCATATCGTACTACAGCCAAATTAAGGATATCCTTATTTTCATCCTTATAATTGGGCTCCGTTTCAAAAGACATTGACGTAGAGAACATAGCGATATTCGGCACTTTGTCGATTTTACAAATCTTCCAAGCGCTTTCCCTTTCTTCAACTTTCCAATATACAAAGCGTTGCATATATGCCACCCTCATCTCCTTATTTTCTATTTATTTCTAGGCTTTACGATATGCACTTTTTCTTTTGCCCGAGTAATCGACGTATACATCCAGTGCTTTCTGTTTTGAATATCGTTTTTTCTCATTTCATCATCAAATATAATAACGTAAGGCCATTCGCTTCCTTGAGATGCGTGTGCGGTAATTGCATAGGCAAAGTCGACGACGATAGACCCCCACTTCGGCTTATTGCTTTCAGGAAGTTCAAATGCCGCCCGAAGAAGGGAATCATTCACTTTTATAGTGTGATGCGTGTCTCCATCTTCCTTATAGTCAAAATATAAAGTAATTTTATTTTGACTTTCATGAGATCCTACAACACTTCCGATATCTCCATTGACCAATATCAGCTTATTATATTTTTTTGAAACAGATTCCCGGATATTCTGCTTGACGATTATTTTATCGCCAACAACCGGAAATACCTGATTTTTTTCTTCACGAAGCCAACGATTGAGCTTCATTCTGGTAGAGTTCTGGCCCGTAATGACCTGATCCGCGATAGCATACTCTTCTTTAGGCAACCCATAAGAGAATCCTATTCCTTCGTTTTTCCAATATTCCCATCCTTGGAAGCCACCCATACGAATTTCCGTGGCTAGACGAGTAATCGGGGATTCCAATGCGGCACGATGCACCTCCGACAGGAACGCATCGAAATCCGAGGGATTTGAAGGAAGAACTTGAGCGGATTTTACAGGTTGCAGTTGGAAAGGGTCCCCAACAAGAATGAGTTTCTTGCAGATCTGTTTTAGGGCTTTAAACTCTTTATACCCCAACATGGAGGATTCGTCAATGACAACAACCCTCGAAAAGAGTTCCGGGCACGGAGAATATGTGAACTCTATGCCTAAATTATTTTTTGCCTCCAGCAAATACGTGTATCTTACAATGTCTTGGTCTTCACCGGACTCATCAGCTATTTTTCTTGCTTCCTCCAGTTCTTCATCGCTGATTTCTCTAACGGAATAGAGCGCAGAATGCACCGTCTTTATGAGCGTACCCGCTGGCATTTTTCGAGAAAGTACTTGACAGGCTTTCCCTGTGGGAGCGAGCATGATCAATTCATCTTTATAGTATTCCGCCAAGGCGTAAAGCAGCGTAGTTTTGCCTGTACCCGCACAGCCCCCTAGCATAAAGGGCTCCCAATCCTTTTTATGCCGAATGATTTTTTCAATTGCCTCATTTTGATGAGGAGTTAGGATGACTCCCATGTATAAAACCTCCTTTGAAAAAAAAATACTTTGAAAAACATCCTATTTAAAACACACAAAATCCGAAATACCCAAGAATGATAGATCGGATTTTGTGGGGAGTCAATAGAAAAATTTAAGTTATTCTTCGATATTAAGTTTTTTCTTTACAGTAAGAAGTACAGAACAGGCTTCATTAATCCACATTTTAAGATTATCGAGGTCTTGACGCATTTTTTGATTTTCCGTAAAAGCGGAATTGAGGGCAACTTCTTTACTTTTAAGTTTTGCTTCCAATGCTGAATTAGTACGTTTGAGGTCTTCTACTTGTTTGTATAAATCCGATGAATCTTTAGAATTGAACAACCACATACTTTATTTCCTTTTTTATTGTTATTTTATAAGATACAGTGCGATTTGCCCCGCCTGATAGGGGATAAAAAAGCAAGTGCAAACCATAATGTAAAATACAATATTTTTTGTTTCCTCAGTGTCATATTCTTCATCATATGCAAGATGAAAAGAAAGCGCATGAATGAGAAATCCCCAAATCACCGCCGAGCATATGAACAATATGTCGAAGAACCATTTTGTGGAAAACATAAATTCCATAATACTACCTTTGCTTATTAGATTTCATTTCCCCAACAATCCCAACCATTGTATTCCTGTCTAGCGAACAACTCTATTTTCCTACAATCCGGGCCGACAAGCTGTTCTATCCTGTGGCGGGCTTCATCTGGTTTTTTAGAGTGTTTCTCAATTTCAGACATTATGACTTGATGTACTCCAGCGCAATTCCGAGCCATCTTGCCTTTCACTCCTATAAAGCAAGGCTCCGAATTTCCGCGAGTCCAATTGCCCAATCCGAAGAAAGGCTTTTTGTTAATGCGGTTCAGCTTAATCCACTGAAAACCGATTGTCTTATATTTGAATCCCCATTTTTCCATCAACCAAAGACCTTCCTTGATTAATGGATATGTCATCCACATGAAAAGAACACAGTTGTCTTTACTAATGGATTCTACGGGAAGCTCCCCAATATCTTTTATGTTCATGGTAGAATAATGTTTTTCTGCCGAGCCATTAAGACCTTTATTGGAATAGCTCCAAGGCGGGTCTGCGTAAATGACATCGTATTTTTCAGGGCAATGCCGCAGGTCTTTTATAATCATGAAGTGTCCTATTAAAGTGTTTCAAATTCAATTTCGGAATCATCGGTATTTTCAGTATCCTCAACGAAAGGCTCATATTCCTTACAAACGGAGCATACCTCGCCAGAAGTGATAGGCGCGATTACTTCATCTTCATTTTCAGGATTTTTGTAAACAAATCTTACGCATCGTACAACAAGCCTATTTTCATTTTCAGGAATATCCACATAGGCGCACTTACACGTTCCAATTTTTGAATCCATTTTTAAGAGCCTCCTCTTCCCATTCTTTTTCGAGTTTTTCTTTATTAGGTACAGGGATGATAAAAACACAAATGATAACCGCAGCAAAAGAAATCAGGCCACCATACAAAAGTGTCATAATAGTTTCCATCTGTGTTCTCCTTACATATGAAACATAGATTTCAGTTTTTCGATAGTAGAGAGATATGGATTCTCTTCATCATCGATAGAGACATTTTCCGTTGGAGTAAGTTCATCTAAAAGAGACTTTAACTCCGAGCGGATAAGTTTTTCGCAATTTTGCATCGCTCTATATTTAGTTACATATCTTGAACTCGACAGAAATGTCCTACCAAATGCTGTAAATCCCCAATTTCCTTTGTCATCTTTAAAAACAGTTGCGCCCGGGTCTATTACGCTTTTCGTACAAAGGAGATATCTTTCTTGTTCGAGTGTCGATATATCTGCCCAATGATAATCCATAATTCATCCTCCTCAATTTTTTTCCCATACTATTTCACGAAGAAGTTTTTGTCAAGGGAAAAGTCTTGAATTTTTTGGTTGGATAGGTTACTTTGAAAAAATCACAGATTTGGAGGGAATTATGAGGTTGAGGTATAACGGAAAACTTTTTCAAATACGGGCACATACACAGGAAGAACGGAGTGCCCTTAGTAAAATGAAACACGTAACATATAATAAGGAAGAAGATTGGTTCGAGACAAAGCTATTCAGGATTGCGAAGGAATTTATAGAAAGTTCTCACGATTACAGGACTAGAAGCACTCTTGAGAGTTTTTCAGAAAAATGGGATTTTTCTTGGGCCACAGCTCCGTCGAAAGGATTTTCCGTACCATCTAATGAAGGTTTGCAGTATTTAGATTATCAGTTGGCAGGTATAGAATATATGATGAGGAACCCCGGAGTCTTACTTGCTGACGAACCGGGAACGGGGAAAACCATTCAGATTGCCGGATATCTGAACAGCCTTCCGGAAATAAAGAGAGCTTTAATTATATGTCCATCATCCCTCAGACTGAATTGGAAAAGGGAATTGGATAAATGGCTTGTCGATAAATCCCGTAAAGTAACTTTGGACCCTAAAGACGATGAGGCTTTCGCGCATATCGTAAGCTTTTCGAGTGTATGGAGGCCGAACGTATTTCCTTTCCTCGACAAGAGAAAATACGATGTTGTGGCTATTGACGAAGCCCATAATTGCAAGAATGACGAAGCGAAAAGGACTATTCAGTCGCTTTATCTCGCAAAAAAAGCATTTCGGAAAGTCTTGATGACCGGAACTCCTTTGGTGAATAGACCCATAGAATTATTCCCGCTTCTGAACTGTCTTGACGAAAAAAGATGGCCTAATAAATTCGCGTTTGCATTCGAGTATTGTTCCGCGCATTATGAAGATATATACGTATATGATAAGCAAAAAGGATGCGCGGTAAAAAAATCCGTACTCAATATGAGTGGAGCTAGCAATCTTCCATCCTTATCCGAGAAGCTCCGTGGATCGATGATGATTCGAAGATTGAAATCAGATGTTCTTCCGCAGCTTCCCAAGAAAAGAAGACAAGTTATCGAAATACCTTTGGAGACGAAAGATTGTAAGGCCGCTATCAAAGAAGAAGCTAAACGATGGGCTAAATTATGTGATCTTTATGGATACGAAGAATGCGTGCGCCAGATGGAGTTTGGTGAGGGAGTCGCGTTTACCGAGATGGCGGCAAAGCGCAAGGAAGTTGCATTGAGCAAAATCCCATTTTGTGTAGAATATTTAAAAGATTTGCTTGAGGGGGTTGACAAAGTCGTCGTTTTCGCGCATCATAGGGCTGTTGTTGATTTACTAACTGACGAGCTTAAAGAGTACAATCCCGTAAAAGTTGTAGGAGGAATGTCGGACAAACAAAAGCAGGAAAGTGTTGATTCATTTCAAGAAAATGATAATGTGCATCTTTTTATCGGAAATATCCAAGCTGCTGGTGTCGGATACACCTTGACAAAAAGCTCAATAGTGATATTTGTAGAATTGGCATTTGTGCCCGGTCTTATGAGTCAAGCTGAGGATCGTTGTGTACGAATCGGGGCTACAGCGGATTATGTGCTTGTTCAGCATTTGGTCCTAGAAAAATCCCTTGACAAAGACCTTTGTTCCATGCTTATTTATAAACAGGAAATTGCAGATAAAATTTTAAATTAAATCAGGAGTTATGATTATGAATTTTAGTAATATTCAGAGTATGGTGAAAATGAGTAATCTCCGGAAAGTATTGATTGCTTTTCTTGAGAAAGACCCCGATTTTCTCGAATATGTTCCAGTTAAGGTTCGTAGGGATAGAATCAAGGACTTTCTTGATGGTAAGAATCCTAATGAAAGTTATCAACTTCCGGCTTTGAAAGAACTGGTTGAACTTCTCAGAGAAAACAAAAAGACTGAGTATAATCGATTGATTGAAGTCGGAGCGAAATACGTTGGTATTTCTTATAAAAACGGAGGAATCACTTTTAAGAATGAGGAAGAACTTTCCTTTGCCGATTTCGATAAATTGGCTATCATCGGGGCTCAGATTGAAAAATTTTTTATTCCGGAAATGAATAGCTTTTTTACAAAAATAAGCGAAGACGAAAAACAGCTTTTTATTTTTACACTCAAGAGCATGGATGGCGAAGAGTTTAATAGCCTTGTTTTTGACGCTATTAATCATAAGTAAATAAAATACATAAAGGAGAGAGAACTTAATGTGGGCATCTGATAATATCCGAGTAAATGTGGAAGGTTCCCCCGAAGCGGTTGCCGAGTTTTTCTTGCGTCTTGGAGGAATGAAGTCCGGATTTAATGGAGCAGTAGAATCGCCTAATCCTGTCGAGCCACACAAATCCGAACCAAAGGTAGAAGAGATTGATGCGAAAGATGAAAAGCACACGTCTCCCATCGAAGATAAGCCCGTTGAAAATGAAGAAGAGGCATCTGACGTAGAAAACAAGCCTACGAATAGTGATGAAGAACGTGAGCATTTGAAGTCTATTCTTACCGAACGCGGCATCGAGTTCTCTCCTCGCGCACGTCTTGCCACATTGAAGAAGCTCGTAGAAGACTCTGATAATACCGCCGAGGAATCCACAGAAGAGCCTGAACCCGAGATTCTCGAAAATGATGAGGTCCCTCCAGTCATGGAAGACCCTGCGGCGACTATCTTGCAGAAGACCGGACAGGAAGAATATAACGGTGGAGAAGGCTGTGCCTCCGAAGAAGAGGACTATGGGGACGTTCCTTCCGCTCCGCTCAAGTTTGAGGAAGAACCTGAAAGAACTTATACTCCGGCAGAATTTCTGGATGAGTGCAAGCGGTATTGCAGTCGGGTAATGCGGACTGGCAGAGATCTTGCTACGTCTCATAGAATGCTTGCCGATATTCTTCAAAATGTGACGGGTGTAACTCGCAAAGTCATTGAAGTGGATGAGAAATATTACAATACGATTGTGACGAAACTTCATAATCATATAGACCTTTTGCGAGAAGATCACAATTCAACCAATGAATAAAAAGAATGAAAGGTAAGTGTATTGGGAAAACATAGCAGGATAGGAGCTTCTTCCTCAGAAAGATGGATGGCGTGCCCCGCTTCCGTCAGGATGAGCGTAGGACTCAAAAACGAAGGCAGCCCCGCAGCAAAAGAGGGCACGGCGGCCCATGCTCTCGCAGAGTTCTGCCTTAAAAATGAGATGTATCCCGCATGTAAGAAAGGAAAAAAGATCTACGTAAAGGGAGATTCCTTTGAGATAGAAGAAGAGATGATAAAAAGCGTCTCTCTTTACGTAGGTCACATTCTTTACGTAGTTCATAATCAAAAATTGTGGATGGACGAGAATGGCGACCTTGTTCAAATCGACACCGAAAATGTCCATTTTGAAAAGTTTGAGAAGGGGGATAGCAAGAAGCTGTCCGTCGAGGAAAAATTCGCTCTTACTTGGATAAAGGAAGGGATGTTCGGTACATGCGACTGTAATTACAAAGATTATAAGAATAGGAGACTGTATGTATTCGACTTAAAATATGGAAAGAGCACGCCAGTAACAGCCGTTGACAATTCTCAAATGAAATATTACGCTTTGGGTATTGTAGGAGAGCCGTTATCGAATGACGACTTTGACGAAGTAGTAATGGTTATTGTCCAGCCGAGAAACGATTGTTTTGGAGTAAGTTCGTATAGTTTAAAGATCGATGACCTCTATCTCTGGGCTGAAACGGAATTACGTCCTGCGGCGGAAAAGACAGAAGACCCTGATGCCGAATTTTCATCAGGAGATCACTGTAAATGGTGCCCGGCCTTTGGAGTTTGTCCTCAGATCGAAAAAGATCTTGGATATTTAGTAAATTATAACAACTATATAGAAGAAAAGAAAAAAAATATTGAACTTCCAGACCCAAGACACTTGACAAGTGAAGAAAAGTCTCGTATATTGCATCTATCGATTGTGTACGCCCCTTGGATCGAAGCGGTAGCAAAATCCGCTTATGAAGACGCTGTCGCTGGAAGATTAGTTCCGGGGTTTAAGCTAGTTAAAAAAAGAAAATCGAGACGAGTTTGGAGGGACAATGCGCTCACCGCCCAAGAGCTAAGTTTGAAATATGGAGATGAAATTTTTGAGGAGAGAAAGTTAAAATCGCCATCTAAGTTAGAAGGTATTTTGACAGGAGAGGAAATTGATCTCTACTCATTTAGACCGGAATCCGGTATGGAATTAAAACCAGAAAACGATAAACGTAAATCCGTAAATCCATTAACATCTATCGACGAATTTTATTCGCAACAAGAGGAAAACTAAAATGGCAAGAGTTACTAAGCGCGTTATTTTCAAGGCTTCTATTTCTTATCCTCATCTTTCCGAGCCCGTAGTCAATCCTAATGATAAGAACAAAGACCCTCAGTACAGCATTGAAGCGCGCATTCCCAAGAGCGACGTAGACACGATTAAGAAAGTGCGCTCCGTGCTTGAGGAAGTTTATACCGAGGGCGCTGGCCCGGATAAGAAGAAGTGGAAAGTTGATTTTCGTGAGCCCGGCTTTTTTGATACATATCTGTCGAAGCAAGGCAAGGATGGTTTCCCTCTTCGAGACGGCAAGTATAAGCCGAGCGGCGATTGCGACGATATTGTTTTCATGAGCGTCAAAAACAAGTATCCTATTGCTCTGGGCGTAAAGACTGGCCCCACGACTTATCGGAAGCTCGAATCGAAAGAAGAAATCGAAAAGGAACTTTACGCTGGTTGTATCGCCGATGTCATCATGGACGTTTACTATAATGACAGGCCCGGCACTGAACCCGGATGCTTCCTTTCCCTCAAGGGTGTCGTAAAGACTGGTGAAGGACAGCGTCTTGCCGGAAGCTCTCCCGTCGACCTTGGCGAACTCTATGGCACCGAAGAAAATAACGATGTAACCTACGGTGGCTCGGAAGATTCTTCCTCCGATGATTTGCCGTTCTAATAAAAAATAAGGAAATAAAATAATGTCAGAGAATGAAAAGACCAACAATGTTTGCCGCCGCGACTTGACGAATGCCGTCATGCGTATTACCGGATTCCGCCGTGCTGATATCGAAAAGGTTATCAACGCGTATACCGAGGTGATTTATGCCAATCTTAAAGCAGGGCGTAGCGTGAAGCTGCATCGGCTGTGTACTTTCAAGGTCGTAGACTTGGCCCCCCGTGAGTTCCGTTCAAACCTTACCGGAGAAATTGTTCGTAAGCCCGCACGAAAACGTGTTCGTGTGAAGCTTTCCTCCCGACTCCAGATTAATGAGAAGAACTAAAACCCTATAACAAAAGTCCCCGCATCCGAGCTAAAAAAAGCAAAGAGCGGGGACTCTACGTTTATAACGAGAGGCACGTCATGACCATATCAAACTGTTTGTACTGTGGAGGTAGAGGAAAACTTCTGATTCGATCAGCCGTAAAGAAATACAGGAAAATAGATTTGTATCAGGTTAAATGTAATAAGTGCCATGCTAGAGGCCCTATTTCCGATAGTGAAATCAATGCGATACGTCATTGGAACGGAAAAGGGTATCCTTCCTCCTAAAAAGTTCTTGACATTTACCTATAAACTGAGTATAATTTAAGCCATGAAAAGAATGCAAGCATACAAATTCCAGCTACGTCCTAAAGCTAAACAAGCAAATCTCATGTTGGGTTTTGCCGGTTGCTGCCGTTTCGTCTGGAATAAGGCGCTTGCATTGGAGAAAGAAACCTATCAAGCGGAGGGCAAACGTCTTGGGTTTTATAACCTTTGTAAGGCCCTCCGTGATTGGAAAAAGGAAGAAGAAACATCTTTTCTTGCTGGAGCACACTCTCAGATATTGCAGTTTGTATTGAAGGATCTTGATCAGGCATACAAAAATTTCTTTGAGAAGCGTGCGAATTTTCCGCGCTTCAAGAGGAAAGGTGTTCACGATGCCTTTCGTTATCCACAAGGTTTCAAGCTGGATGAAGGAACTAGCCGCGTTTATCTACCCAAAATAGGTTGGGTGCGTTACAGAAAAAGCAGGGCTATAAAAGGGACTCTCAAGCAAGTAGCGGTTTCTCTTTCTGCCGGAGAGTGGTATGTCTCCATCCTGACTGAGAGGGAAGTAGTTGAACCTATCCATCCCTCTAAAAGCTCTATTGGCATTGACATGGGAGTTGCTCATTTTGCAACGCTCTCCGATGGAAGCACAATTGAACCGTTGAATAGCTTTCGCAAATATGAAAAGAAGTTGGCAAAACTGCAACGCAAACAAGCGAGATGCAAAAAGTTTTCCTCCAACTGGCAAAAGATAAAATCACGCATTCAACGCTTGCACCTCCACATAGCTAATGCTCGCAAGGACTTTCTGCACAAGGCAAGCACAATGATTAGCAAAAACCACGCTGTTGTTGTGCTTGAAGACTTGAAAGTGCGGAATATGTCCAGCGCAAAGGCGGGAGGAAAACGCAAGTCAGGTTTGAATAAATCTATATTGGATCAAGGGTGGTTTGAGTTCCGGCGGCAGTTGACATACAAGCTGGCATGGTTGGGTGGATCTTTGATCGCAATTCCTCCTCAGTATACCAGCCAGACCTGTAGCCGTTGCGGATGTGTAGATAGACAAAACAGACAAACGCAAGCCAAATTTAAGTGTACAGCTTGCGGATTCGAATTCAACGCTGACCACAATGCAGCGTTGAACATTTTGGCGGCAGGGCTTGCTGTTACAGCCTGTGGAGCGGGAAAGGCTCAAGCGCCCGCGTTGAATCAGGAACCCGCCTATAGTTTGGCCTAATCGGGCCTTACTGATAGGAATCCCCCGACTTTAGGCGAGGGAGGATGTCAATAGGTTGTAAAAAACATCAACAAGGAGAGAAAATATGTCTATTCTCAAGTCCAAGGTTTCCGTTATCCGTTTTATCACCGAAGTTGAAGATAATCTTGAAACTATCATCAATGGGCTTAACGCCGCACGTTTTCAGGAAAAGTGGGAAGCGGGAATGGATTCCATGCAAGGCTTCTGCCCCCTTAATGACCGTTGGGGCTCCTCTGATTTCCACGAAGGCAACATCAAGGCGAATGGGTTTATTGCATTCTTTTTCCGTACCGACACTAAGCGGGTAGATCCCAATCTTCTCAAGCGTGAAATTTCTGACCGGATTGAACGTTTCTCCGAAACTCATGGAAAGAAACCCAATCGTGAAGAACGTAAGGACATTCAGGTTACTGTAAAGAATAAGCTGCTCGGAGAAGAAAAGGCCAAGCCTTCTTTCTATCCGGTTATGTTTAATCCTGAAACGGGGGAAGGGTATCTTTTCGCTACTTCCAATAGTGTCTTTGAGAAGTTCCGGGCGTCGTTCAAGTTGGTCGCCGGGATTCCAAATGTTAAGAATCTCGAAGAAATTGTGGAATCTCGAAACCTTGATTTCACAGTCGATAGCCAGACGTTCCTGACGTGGTTCTGGTGGCGCATGGAGAACGATCCCACCAAACCCGTCACCACCGAGAATACTTCCTACGAATGCTCCATGAGCGGCACTGTAACGGTAAGTTCGGCGGAAACCGGGGAGAAGGTCACGGAGAAGTCGGACCAGCTTCACGAGGCTCGTATGGCCCTTCTGCGTGGTCTTCGTGCGAAAAAGGCAGCGGTTACTTGCTGCGCTGGATCTGGTGTCAATATTGAGTTTACTTTGAATAATGAAAGCCTCAATATTTCCGGGCTCCCTATTCCTAAGATGGAAGAAAAGCCGAGCGACGTGTTTGAAGAATTTGAACATGCGAAGATTCATATTGATGAAGCTTTTGCTCTTATTGATTCTTTGATGGAGGAATATATTGAGCTTAATGCGGTAGGCGACCCGCTGCCTCCTACTCCGCTTATTCATTGGGGTCGTGGGGATTTTTGTTCCGGAAGCATTGAAATTCTGTAAGCATGGAGGATATAATGGCAAAAGGAACTTTCAGGGTAGTAGAAAAAATTTGTCCTTTCTTGAATGCGCCTTGTAAAGAAAAGAGGTGTATGATGTGGGATGAAAAATATTTAGTCTGCCAATTGGCTTATCCAGCGAAACGTAGGGTGAAAGGCGAAAGTATACAGCCTCTTTATCTAAATCACATAAACATGGAAACGAAATAAATAAAAAAAAAGATACCAGCTATTTGTTAAAAATTCTGGTATCTTTTTTAATAAAGGAGGCATGATGAAATCCGTAATTGACTTTGAAACGAGATCTCCCGTAGATATTAAAACATGCGGAGCTTACGCATATGCTGCGCATCCCGATACCGAGGTGATGATGCTTGCCGTACGTATATGCGGACAGGAGGCTCGTGTATGGGTAGCTCCGGCATATAGGCATTTTCTTGATACTGAATTGAGCGACGATGAATTGCAGGATATTATTGATAATTGTGAAGAGATTGCAGCACATAATGCCCCTTTCGAAAGAGCCATTTGGAAGTTCAAGATGGAGCCTCTCTGGTTTAAGCCATTGCCATTAGAGAAAATTCGATGCACGATGTCTCAGGCCCTTATGTGCAACCTCCCCCGTAAACTGGAACAAGCGGTAAAGGTTTGGCGAAAAGACGCTCCTCAGAAGGATAATGAAGGGCATAAGCTGATGATGAAAATGTCAAAGCCTAGGAAATTCCGTAAAGCCGAACTTTCCGCATTTCCAGACCCCGAAAAGGCTAAGGCTACTCAAGAGTATGTCTATGCCGTGCTTTCAAAAGGTGGCATTCCTACCATTAAAAACTACCATCAATATATTGTCTATCCTTGTGACGAGCCAATGTTTAAACGATATGTTGAATATTGTCGACAGGACGTGGTAGCGGAAGAAGTTCTTTTTACGGAGCTTCCTCCTATCCCTGAGCGGGAGCTTAAAGTGTGGCGGCTCGACCAGACGATCAATGACCGTGGAGTAGGAATTGACAGGTTTCACGCGGTCAAAATTATGGATATGGTAAATAAGGTAGAAGATATTTTGACGGAGGAAGCTTCCGAGATTACGTATGGGGCGGTATCGACTATGAAGTCTTCTAAGGCTATTATTGAATGGCTACAATCTCGTGGGGTTGATACTGATTCGGCAAGTAAGCAAGCTATCTCCGACCTTCTTGAGCGTCCTGATCTTCCCTCTGATGTTCGTAGATTCCTTGAGATCCGCCAGACTATTGCCATGTCTTCTACGGCAAAATATCAGACCATGCTCTGTACTTCATGCTATGATGGCAGAGCGCATGGAACGATGATTTATCATGGAGCCTCTACCGGGCGTTTCTGTCTTTCCGAGGGCTCTATGGTCAAAGTGTGCGACGATGCTGGTTGCGTTTACGAAAAGCCTATTGAAACCGTTGACAGATCAGAAAAAGTGTGGGATGGTTCGGATTGGGTTCATCATGATGGCGTAATTTTCTCGGGAGATAAACCTGTTATTGAATGGGATGGAATCATCGCTACTGAGGGACATAAAGTTTTCATCTCAGATACAGAAAAAATGACTCTTTCAGAAGCCAAGGAAAGAGAACTTAAACTCTGGCAAGGAGAGAAACCCTAATGCGTACTTATGACATACTTAATGCTGGCCCTAAAAATAGATTTATGGCGAATGGTAAAATTGTAAGTAATTCCGGTGCTCTTATTCAACCGCAAAATTTGACTAGACCTTCAACAAATAATATGAATATCCCCGAAGGTTCCAAGCCTTTGGATAATTATGATATCAGTGAAATGGATATCGAGCTTGCAGCTAGCGGGAATTTAGATCTTATCCAGCAGTATTGGAAAGACCCTAAAGTCCTTGCCTCCGATTGCCTTCGCGCAATGATTCACGCTAGAAAAGGATGCGATTTCATCTGTGCCGACTATAGTGGGATTGAAGCCCGAGCATTGGCATATCTCGCTGGCGAAGAGTATGTTCTTCAAGGTTTTAGGGATGGCCTTGACCCGTATAAAGTTGCAGCTACGACTATCTATGGGGTGAAATATGAAGATGTGGATAAGAAGCAGCGTCAAGTAGGTAAGACGGCTACGTTGGCTTGCGGATACGGAGGTGGTTACGGCGCGTTCCTTCGCTTTGGAGCCGATAGAATGGGCATTGATGAAGAGGAAGGAAAGAAGATTATTGCTGCATGGAGAGACGGGCACCCAATGACGGTTAAGCTTTGGCACAAACTCGTTGAAGCTGCTGTCATGGCTATGACGAATAAGGGCGGAATTTATTCTTATCGTGGAGTATCATTCCAATACTATAAGAGATTCCTCCTTATGAAGCTCCCTAGTGGCAGGTTCCTCTTCTACTTCGAGCCTAAACTTGAAGATGTGGAGATGGCATGGTCTACTCCAGAAAAGCCAGCGTTCAAGAAGCTTGTTACGGCGATGACCTTGACGCCAGAAAAACAATTCGTGAGAAGGCCGCTTAACCATCTCATACTTTCAGAAAATGTTACACAAGCTTTCTGTAGAGATCTGATGGTGAATGCGATGTTCAATCTCGAAGAAGCCAATTATCCGGTAGTGTTTCATGTTCATGATGAAATTATTGCGGAAGTTCTTAAAGGGTTTGGGTCTGTCGAGGAATTTGAAAATATCATGTGCAAGATTCCTCAATGGGCGGAAGGTCTGCCAGTAAAGGCCGAAGGATGGAGGGGAGAATTTTATAGGAAATAATTTTAAAAAATCTGTTGACATTTGCTTCCGGTTAATGAATACTCCATTCATCGGAAGCAAATAAAAAAAAGGAGCGAATAATGTTTGAAGTAAAAGGATCAGTAAGTACAGCTAAGGTTTTCACAGATTATGTGGAGCCGACCGCGTTATCTCAGATTATTGAATTATGTAATCAGGAGTTCACCGAAGGAAGTAAAATCCGTATTATGCCTGATGTACATGCTGGTGCTGGATGCGTTATTGGAACGACGATGACCATTGAAAATAAGAAAATCGTTCCTAATCTTGTAGGTGTTGATATCGGTTGTGGATTACTGTCCTGTGAATTTACTTTGGAGGATAAGCTCAACAATAGCTTTTTTGAAGAAGTTGATCGAATTATTCGAAAGCATATTCCCGCAGGATTTAATATTCGTAACGACAAGCATGAATTGGTTAGCGCCATCAATTTGAATATGCTTGCGTGTCGTAATGAAGTTAATATTGCTCGTGCGGAGCACAGTATTGGGACTTTGGGGGGAGGGAATCATTTTATTGAAATAGGGGAATCCGATAATTTCGATGGTACTTTTTCTTATTTCCTTACCGTACATTCTGGTTCTAGAAATATTGGAAAAGAAGTAGCTACTTATTATCAAAATGTCGCTATTAAGGAATGTCCGGGCACCCCCAAACATCTAGCGTATCTTTCAGGGGAGATGTTCGATGAATATATGTATGATATGGAAATCATGAAATATTATGCCTCTTTGAATCGTGAGGCGATCATTAACGATATCACGCTACACATTGGGATTAAGAAAGACGATGTCTATGAAACCGTTCATAACTATATAGAACGTATTGACAATGATGTGTTCATGCTGCGCAAGGGAGCCGTTTCCGCTAAAAAAGAACAGGCTCTTATGATCCCTTTGAATATGAGAGACGGTATTATTTTTGGTTTTGGTAAAGGGCTTGAAGATTGGAACTATTCCGCACCTCATGGAGCTGGACGTAGACTAAGCAGAGGTGAAGCCAAGCGCAGTCTTGATATGAATGATTTTAAAAATGAAATGGAAGGTATTTATTCTTCTTGCGTAAATACTTCTACTCTTGACGAAAGTCCTATGGCATACAAGGATGGATCAGAGATTCGTAACAATCTTCAATCGGTGGAAACCTTGTTTACTATTAAGCCAGTATATAACTTTAAAGCATAAGAAGGAAAAACAAATGACTAATTTTCGTTCTATAGTTTTGGAAGAATCCGGTTTAGCTAGCGCTATTCTTGGAACAGGGCTTTCTTTTGGTGTTACGTCTGATTACGAGCTAAATGAAAATGGAAGTCTAGTTTTGACTTATGGCAAAGACCTATCTAAGAAAACTCCTGATGAAATAGCGAATAGAATGAAAATCGTTATGGAAAAATTGGCTCCTCTTGAAAAAGGGAATAATAAATTTCTAGAATTTTTAGTTGTGCATATGGATATTAACGCCCCCCGTTATTGGTGGAGCCAATTTGACACATACAGAATTGGGGTGACGAGATTGTCCGAATCTACTATGCACACTCTCATGAAAGGCGAGCTGACTAGAGCTAACTTTTCTGAGGGCACGCCCCAAAGAGCCATTGATACCGTAAATTCCTGTATTCGAGAAGGAGCTTTTGAAGCTGCTAAAGCATCTTTGCCAGAAGGTTTCATGCAAAGAAGAATAGTGTGCACGAATGCAAAAGCTATCAGGAATATGTACGCCCAAAGAAGAAATCATCGTTTGAAAGAGTGGAAGATTTTTTGGGAGAATGTGGAATGTGACGCGGAAAAATATTATACATTTTCCTATGCGCTTAAAGGGCTATTTTATTAGAAAATTTTAGGTAAAATATATGTATGGATATGTTTATTGTACAACAAATTTAATAACGGGTTGTATGTATATAGGTAGACACGCATCTAGTGTATTCGATGAAAAGTATTTTGGCTCGGGAAAGATACTAAAACGAGCTATAAAAAAATATGGAGAGAATAATTTTTCTATAGAGATACTTTGCGAAGCGGAGTCTTATGAAGATTTAGCTGAGAAAGAACGATATTATATAGCATTATCAGATGCGGTAAACCGTAAAGATTTTTATAATATAGGCAGGGGAGGAGAGGGGTTCCCTTCTGGAGAAAATCACCCAAATTATGGTAAAAAAGGCAAGGACGCTTTTGGGTGGGGGAAAGTGCATACTGATAAATTTAAAGAATATATGTCGAGAATACGAAAAGGTATGAAGTTTTCTTTTGACCATAAGCAAAAATTATCTCAAAAGAAATTAGGGGATGCTACATTAAATAAAGGAAGGCGTGTATCAGAAGATACAAAGGCCAAATTATCTCAAATAAACAAAGATGCTCAATTAAATAGGAAAATGGGTATTAAGCAAAATGGTAGAATAAGGACTTTTCATGAGTTCTTACACGGCTTTAAAGTTGCTATTTATTTTACAGATGGGTCGATTAAGACTTTTGATAGCATGAAAGCCTGTGCGAGATACACTTCATTGAAACATAGGGTGCGCCACATAAATACTATAAAAAGGATTATTAATGGAGAGACATTACCTCCAGAAGGGGTGAGAAAAATATGCTATATTTAAAAAATATTAAATGGAGGGGTGGATGTTTAAATTCAATTATTTGGATAGGATTCTTATAGCTCTTTTAATTAGCGTATTTATTGCTAATTCAGTACATAATTATGTAACACTTACAAATTTTAGAAAAAGTAAGAATGTTCAGATAGAGGAACTTCATCATAAGATAGAATTTTTAAGTACAGCGTTAGGAAGTATGGCCTCCGAAAATGCTATTATGAAGCAGAAGTTGGAAGCCTCTTATCAAAAAAAGGAAAATACGTCTCAAGATAAAAAAGAGACGTACGGAGATACTAGAGGATTGCGGAATAACAATCCTTGTAATCTCAAAAGCTCGAAGAATACGAAATGGGACGGTCAAGTCGGAAGTGATGGCAAGTTCATTATTTTTGAGTCCCCTGAATATGGTATCCGTGCTTGTGCAAAAAATCTAAAGAATTATCAGCAGAAAAATGGCCTTGACACATTGCGGAGCATGGTGTATAGAATGGGACCTCCTCACGAAAACGATACAAAAAAATATGTTCGTAATTTATCTAATATCGTAGGAGTATCCCCGGATGAAAAAATTAATGTTCTTAAACATCTCCCCGAGATTATAAAGGGAATCATTTTTCTTGAAAATGGGAAAATGCCTTATCCCGAGAAGATGTTTATCGGATATACAATCTTTAACTAATAAGGAGAATCTACATGAGCAATCACATTATCAACTTCAAGCGTTTTCATGAAAATGCCAGTATGCCCCTTCGTGGAACCGATTGGTCCGCTGGATATGACCTCCATGCAGTCACCTGCGATATCGATTGGGATAAAGGGCTTGTTACCTATGGAACCGGAATCGGTATGGAAATCCCTGCGGGGTACGTGGGCCTCGTATTTCCTCGGTCTTCTGTATTCAAGAAGGAAATGACACTCTCTAATTGCGTAGGCGTCATTGACTCCGATTATCGCGGAGAGATCAAGGCCGTCTTCCGTATTCCCAAGAATTACTTCCAAGATCCTAGCCTTGCGAATAAAATTTATGTAACGGGCGACCGGATTTGCCAGATTGTCATTGTTCCGTATCTTCCTGTCGATTGGGTGGAGACTGAGGAGCTTTCCACAACCGTTCGAGGCACTGGCGGGTTTGGCAGCACTGGTGTGTAAATAGAAAAAATTTCAATGGCTAGATGTCAATATTTAGCCATTGAAAAATGTATAAAAACATAAATAAAAAAAGAGGAAAGCACATGCATATTAAGATTACTTGGGATCAAGAGTTCTATGACCTTATGATGTATCTTATCGCTAAATATGGCAGGGACTTTTTGACCTTGGATGGAATTGGCGATCAGATGGATATCAATAAGTTTTCTAAAGATTTTTTTAATACGGATACTACAACGGCAGATGTTTCCGTAGACTCTAATGCCAATGTATGTGCGCGGACATCTATTGAGTATAATCATGAAATGCCGAAGCCCATTAAAAAGTACAATAGTTATTTCCTCCTCTGGAAACAGATTAAAAAGGATTATGGGCTCCTTGAAGCTAATACTGTCGTGGAAAAAGTGCTTCGTGGTGATCTTTATGTTAACGACTCCACTGATGTAGCCCTTCCCTATTGTTTTAATTATTCTACTTATGATATCGCTCTTAATGGTTTGGAAGGCGTATCTAAGCGAGTTCGTGTGAGCGCCCCTAAATCTTTGGAGACGTTTGTGCGTCAAGTAGAACAGTTTATGGTTGTTGCTGCAAACTCAACCTTGGGAGCTACCGGATTTGCAGATTTTCTTATTGTGGCATCTCTTTTCGTAGAAAAAATGAAAAAGATCGGATACGATGGTCGGATTAAAGTTGATGATTATAAAACATATGTAAAGGAAAAACTTATCAATTTTATTTATACGGTGAATTGGGAATTCCGGGGAAATCAAAGCCCATTTTCCAATCTTTCTGTATTCGACCGTAATTTCCTTGAATCCCTCTGTCCTGACTATACGATGGATGGAAAGGCCGCAAATCCTGAAACTGTGCATGAGTTGCAAGGGCTTTTCCTTGACGCTATGAACGAAGAGATGCGGAGAACACCCCTCACGTTCCCCGTAACGACAGCTTGCTTCTCTATTGATGATGACCGAAATATCGTGGATAGAGAATTCGTGAAGTTTATTGCCGAGAAGAACAAAGAGTTTGGCTTTATTAATATGTATAACGGGAAGATGTCAACTTTGAGTTCGTGCTGTTTTTCTGGAGGGCAGAAAGTCCTTACGAAATCCAGTAATGGCGTGGTTCTTGCGGATATTCGTGATATCGTAAAATCATCCAACTATGATCTTTATAGGAAGAACTTCGCTGTATTCCACAATGGGTCTTGGGTCAAGGCAAAGCCCGTGATGCTTCCTGTTTTGGGCCATAAGATGTATAAGGTCGTTCTTTCTAATAAGAAGGAATTTGTTGTAACGGATAATCATATCAACTATACTCTCTCTGGGGATAAAACTACTGTTGATTTGACTACTGATGATTATATCGGATTCAGTATGAGGGAGCTTAACTCTTATAATGAAAAAGATGAGCACCTTACCTATGCTCAGGGGTATCTCATTGGGGCCTATGCTGGCGATGGAAGCCGATATGCAAGAGAGGGCGTCGAAAGTTACGATGTGACTTTTTCTTTGAGTGAAGCGAAGCGCGGTTGTATCGACACGCTTATTCAAGCCGCAAAAGATTGGGGTATTGAAGAGGACTTCCATATTAATCCGTCCCGGAACAAAGTTGTGTTTGCCAAAATTTATTCTAAGGCGATATATGATATTATTGGGAAGTATGTTAAAGGTTCTTATGCGGAAGAGAAGTCATTTGATATGAACATTCTTCTTCAATCCACAGAGTTCCGCAAGGGCATCATCGCCGGATGGTATGCAACTGACGGAGGAAATAGCAATCGTATTTATTCTACGTCTAAAGAGCTTATCGAAACTGGAGAAGCCATCCTTACTTCTCTGGGTATGGTTAGCAACATCGACCTGTCGGATCGCACTGATGAGTTGGTGGAGATTCGCGGAAAGAACTATTCTCGGAATTACCCCCTATATTGTATCCGTTGGTATGATTTGAAGAATCGTCGTGAGCATCCGGGCGTATACAAGGTAAGAAACAACTCTGTGTATTTTAAGGTAGAAAGTGTCGAAGAAGTTCCTTACGACGAAGAATACGTATATTGTTTTGAAATGCAGAATCCGGAAGAACCTTACTTCACTTTGCCCAATGGCGTAATCACCCATAACTGTCGTTTGCGCTCGGACAGGAAAAATGAGTATTTTAATTCTTTCGGCTCCGGAAGCACAAAAATTGGATCTCTTGGTGTTGTGACGGCAAACTTCCCTCGCCTTGCAATGCAGTCGGGGGGAGATGAGGGCGTGTTTATTGATAAGCTTAGGGATGCGTTTTTTACCGCAGCGAAAATCAATAATGCGAAACGCAAAATCGTACAGCGACGAATCGATTTGGGGGCCGCGCCTTTGTACACGCATGGATACATGGATATTACTAAACAATATTCGACTTTTGGAGTCACCGGACTCTATGAAGCTGTGAGCATCCTCGGAAAGGACATTTTGAATGAGGATGGACAAGACCTTGTAATGCGGACTCTTGAACAGATTAATCTTTGGATTGATGAAGCTCAAGAACTGTATCAATCTCCTCATAACTGTGAACAGGTTCCCGCAGAATCATCTTCCGTGAAACTCGCAAAGAAAGATAAGGTTCTTGGATATGATTGCGGTGTATCCTTCTATTCAAACCAGTTTATCCCTCTTATTGCTAAAGCTAACATGCTTGACCGTATTCGGCTTCAAGGGAAATTCGACGGTTTGTTTTCGGGAGGAGCGATTTGCCACGTTAATGTTGGTGAAAGAATTGAAGATACAAAGAATATTGAAGATCTTATTTTCTATGCTGCAAAATCAGGTGTTGTTTATTGGGCGATAAATTATCTTCTTCGTATCTGTGATGATAACCATACTTGGGTGGGATCTGATAGATGCCCTGTTTGCGGAAGAGAATGGTCTGAGGAGATTACCCGTGTTGTCGGATTCTTTACTAATGTAAAAAATTGGAATAAGGTTCGCCGTGAAAAAGACCGTCCCAATCGCCAGTTCTATGGTAAGGAAGAAATGAGATGCGAGTAGCGGGCACAGAATTTAATCTGGCTCATCGGGCACTGGAAATATATCTTTCCGGATGTAAGGCACCTCATTGTGAGGGATGTCATAACAAAGAACTTTGGGAATTCAATCAGGGGATTCCGTATCAGGAATGGCTTAAAACTCAAGAAAATTCTGGACTTTTTAAAGACAGTGAACTATTAGTAAAAAAAGTTTGGATTTTGGGAGGAGAACCTCTTGATCAGAATTTGATTTCTCTTCAAAACTTTATCATTCGATTGAATGCGTATTTTCAGGAGATTTGGTTATGGACAAGATATGAAAAAATTCCTAAGCCGCTTCACCACCTGTTAAAATATGCCAAGCTCGGAATGTATGATAAAACAAAACCATCTTATATAGAACCTTTATTCGGAATAAAGTTGGCATCGAATAACCAAAGAATCGTAAAGTTGTAGCTAAATATGGAGTACGTAAGTACATTTAATCTTACGTACTCCATATTAAAAAAGGAGGATCTATGGAGTTTACGAATCGAGAAGGTGCGGTAGTTTCCGCATTTACTGGATTTCTGATGGGTGCATGGAGTGAATACCATTCTTATGTTGAGGAACTTTTTGGGCGGCCCGTAACTCACGTAGAAATGTGCGACCCTGATTTTAGAAAGGAGCTTAGAGAAAAAGCCCGTCCAGACTTTGTGGGTATATGCGATATTCTTTATGAGGAATGGCTTAATAGTGGAAAAGAAAATACCAAGGAGGCATAAAGATGAGCGAGTTATATCAAACTATTATAGAAATACCTAAATTCACACTGTTCATCCCTACTGGAGAACGCCCCATCCATAGAATTGTTCTTGGAACTCATAGATGCAGAATTGTGGATATTGGGGATGACGCCTTTCCTATCGAGGATGGAACTCTCTCTTTTGCAAATGGTCTTAACCTTTTTCGGGTTAAGGGACGCTATTCTCAATATGATCTTCTTTTTAAGGAGCAAATACCAGAAGAAGAAATTGATAAATACGATAAGGACGATTCTGAAATTTATTATGCTCGTAAGCATTGGTTTTCAAATAAGAAAGTGGCGTATGGAGATGGATGGTGCAAGTTAAAAGAAAAAAGGGAAATTGATATAATTTTCAAAGCTCCCTTGCATCTTAGTATAGCCCTCATCCCTTTGGAGCAGCGAGAAGAGCTTTGGGAAGATTTGATTAAGAAAGGAGCCGTATGTATATGAAGGATACTAAAGTTATCAATCTTTATGGAGGCCCCGGATGCGGGAAAAGCACTGGAGCCGCCCATATATTCTCGGAGCTAAAGCTGTGTGGGATTTCTTGCGAGCTTGTAACTGAGTTTGCTAAAGATTGTGTATGGGACAATAGCGTCGACATACTGAATGATCAATTGCTCGTTACCGCACAGCAATGGCATCGAGTAGATAGGCTTCTTGGAAAAGTTGATTATGTTATTACGGACTCGCCTATCCTGATTGGACTGGCATATATCGCTCCTAGGTCATATTACTCCGTGCCTTTGACAAATCTAATTTTAAACCTTCATCAGTCTGCAAAAACAATAGATGTTCTTGTAAAAAGGGTTAAAAAATATTCTATGGCTGGTAGAATTCAAACGGAAACGGAAGCAAAAGAGAAAGACTCTATCATCAAAGAGATTTTTGATAAACATACCAATTTGTCTTCCCAATTTTATATTGTCGGAGATGAGGATGGATATAACGCTGTGATCGATCTAATTCTTTTTAATCATAAAGGGAGTCATAGCAGACAACAATCCATTTATGAGTGGTAAGGGCCGTTTTTAGGACTTTAGTGTTCTATAAAGAGTGGTTAAATTTGAACTCTATAAATTAAGTTTATTATTTTCTTGTAAAATATAAAAATTAATAATGGGGCGTATTTACGCCCCATATTTTTCCTATTTTACAATTTTGTCAATTTTTTACTTGACAAAGGAAAATATATGTCGTATAGGACGTAGTAGTAAATTTTTACCGTAGGGCAGGTACTATGGGTTTTTTAAATATTTTCAATAACTTCCGAAAAAAGGATTCAGAGTCTAAATCGAATATGGACGATTCGTTCTTAAATTCGATCTCTGTTTCCGATTCCGGTACTCCAGTAACTACGCGGACAGCGCTTGATTGCTCTGTCGTCTTGGCTTGTGTTTCCGTTATTTCCAATGGTATCGCTCAGGTTCCTTTTCGTTTGTATCAAAAAAAGGGAAATACTAGAAAGCCAGCGGAAAACCACCCATTGTATTGGCTTTTTGAGGAAGGCCCAAATCCATATCAAAGTCAATTTGAATTTCGGGAGACTCTCGGCTTGCATCTCGCGCTGACTGGAGAGGCTTTCGTTTGGCTTGTAAGAGTACGTGGAGAGATTAAGGAGATGTATCCTTTCCCTCCCGGCATGGTTAATGTTCAGATGGATGAATCTGATTCTCTTGGACTTCGGTCAAAATATTTTGTAACGACCGAAAACGGGCGATATATTGAAATTCCTGAAAAGGATATGTGGCATTTGAAGTGGAGAGGGTACGATGTTATTCGTGGACTGTCCCCTGTCAAATTGGCAAAAAATGCTATTGGTCTTTCTTTGTCTTCGGATAAATATCTTGGAGCATCTTTAAAGAATGGAGTTAAACCTTCCGGCATTCTTACCGCAGTAAATGACTTGACAGAGGAACAGAGAAAGCGTATTCGTGAGACGTGGGAGAGAGAATATAGCGGTTCAAGAAATGCCAATAAGACAATTATCTTGAGCAACGATTTTCGATATCAGCAGATGTCCATGACTAATCAGGACGCTCAGTTTGTTGAGAATCGTCAATTCCAAGTTGCGGATCTTTGTCGAAATTGGGGAGTGATGCCAATCATGGTCTTTGATTATATGAAGACCACAACGTACGCATCTTCCGAACAGCTTTTCTTGCAGCATAAAATTCATACGCTTGATCCGTGGTATCGGCGTATTGAAACAAGTGCCAATAAATTCTTGCTCACAGAAGAACAGCGTAGAAAGGAAGGTCTGTATTTCAAGTTCATGGATGATGGATTGCTTCGTGGCGACGCGAAAAGCCGTGCCGAAGTTTATCGTACTGCCATCAATTCCGGGTATATGACTCCTAACGAAGTTCGAGCCCTGTCTGAAATGAATCCCGTCAAGGGCGGTGATGAGCTATTTATGCAGGGAGCTATGAGGACTGTAGAATCCATTGTTAAGGAAGCGGACGTAATGGATGCACAGATTCCTCAATCAGGTAGTACAATTCCGAAAAAACCTAAAAACGGAGAGACGAACAATGGCGATCAACGGAATGACGAAGACAATGAGTAAAGATCAAGCCACCCTTTCTAAGCTTATTTATTTCAAGAAACGTGATTTGGATTGGGTAGAGGAGCTTTTGCGGCAAGGCGTCGACCCAACCTGTACTGAATATGAACTCATTAAAAAAGAGTTGGCGGAACTGGAGAGCGAATTTAAAGGAAATTCGGAGAAAAAATAATGACAGTTGAAACGAAACAATTTTATGCTTTCAATGATCTTGAATGTAAAAGCGATGATGGAGATCAATATACGTTTTCCGGCTATCTCGCGGTTTATAATAATGTCGACCAAGGTATGGACGTTATCATGCCCGGCGCATTTAAAGACACTCTTCGAGAATGGAAAAATAAAGGGCATTATCCTCCAATGCTAAAGCAGCACGGCGGCATGAAATTTACCGCTGATGATCTTGAGCCTATTGGAAAATGGACGCTTATGCGTGAGGATGAAAAGGGCCTTTATGTAGAAGGGAAACTTTTCAGTACCACGTCTGGCAAAGATATGTGGACAGTCTTGAAAGAATCAGACCCCGGTTCTATGGGCATGAGCATTGGCTATCAACCCAGAGATTATAAATATGTGGAAGGAAAGAAATACGGTCGGAAATTTTCCGCATATACTGTCCGAGAATTAAATAAAGTACATCTTATTGAAGGGTCTGTGGTGACGTTTCCCATGAATACGGAAGCTACTATTGACGCGGTGAAAAATATCGGCACTCTGCGAGATGCCGAACAATTCCTCCGTGAAAAAGGTTTTTCTAATAAAGAAGCCAAAGATATCGTTGTCCAGCTTAAATCCATTATCTCCGCTGATATTGATGCGGAAATCAAAGGAATTAAACAGCCGGAAGAATCTAAGGAGACTCATGAAGAACCCAAGGGCATCCAAGAGGAATCCGTAAATATTTCCGAAGAGTCGAATGAGCCCGAAAACAATACTCCCGAAAATAACGCCGAAGATAAAACGAAAGGCGAAACTGTTTCTGAAAATACAGAAGAAGCTAAAATGGACGAAGAACTTTCTGCATGGCTTGATGAGGCTATTGCCGCCAAACGTAAAGAAAATGCAGAAAGGGAAGCTCTGGAAGCCTTGGAAGCATTGTTTAGAAAATAATTTTTAATAAAAAATATGACTGATTATTACGCCGTTTTCTTAATTGAGACGGCGTAATTTTTTTGTTCTTTTTAAAAAAGGGGTTGACAAAAATGTAAAAATATGATTTATACTCCATGTGGGCAAGAAAAATGACCAACACAGGTAAAATTCAATTGTACAACCTGTGAATTTGAATGCAATGCCAACTACAATGCGGCGTTGAACATTCTGGCGGCAGGGCTTGCCGTTACAGCCTGTGGAGCGGGAAAGGCTCAAGCGCCCGCGATGAATCAGGAACCCGCCTATAGTTTGGCCTAATCGGGCTTTACTGATAGGAATCCCTCGTCTAAAAGCGGGGGAGGATGTCAAACTATCAAAGTCGATATTGGCAATGCCTCAGTTCGGGATGAATGGGAGGTACTTTTTACTTTATCTATTTTAAAAATCTCGAAAAGAGGAAGTGTTTTTATGGCTGAAAATACTATTATCGACAAGATCAATGCACTTTGGGAGGAGCAGAAGGCTGCTCTCGACAAGCGTGATGAACTCCTGAAAAAGGATAGCTCCGCCGCTATTTCCGAACTCAAGGAAATGCTTGCTAAACAGGACGAAGACTTTAAGAAGTATAAGGCTGAGGCGGACGAAGAGATTAAGCGTCTCAAGATTTCAAGCGCCCCCTCTGGTGATCCGAAGACTCGTGAAGATATGGTTAAGTCCGCTTTCTTCCGTACCGTCCACAAGACCAATTATCAGGATCTTCCCGAGGAATCAAAATCAGCTCTTATTGAAGCTGAAATGCTCGCCGCGAAAGCTTATGGCCTTCCCAAGTCAGAAACGGAAATGAAGACCCTCCTGTCTGGTATTGATACCTATGGTGGCATTTTCGTCCCTGTGGAAGTCGAACGTGATATCCTGAAACTCGCTCGTGATGACTCTGCGATTTATAGACTTGCTGAAAAGAAGACCACGGGTACGTCAAGCTATGAACGTCCTGTCCGTCTTTCCGAATCATCTGCTGTGTGGACTGGTGAAGTCGAAACGCGCCGCGAAACCAAGACTCCGGATTACGGTCAGCTCAAGTGGGATGTCCATACGCTCATGGCGAAGCCTACTTTGTCTTCCGAAATCATCGAAGACTCTTATGTTGATATTGAAGCCGAACTCATGGACAGTACTCGTATCGCCTTCGGTGAAACGATTGCTCATGCCCATGTGTGGGGCAATGGCGTGAAGAAGCCTTTCGGCATTCTTGCCTATCCCGTTGCCGAACAGACTGGCAAGGCTGGTGTTGATTGGGGCAAGCTCGGTTTTGCTAAGACTGGCAAGTCTGGTGCGTTCCTTCCTTACGATTCTGCCTCTAAGGATAAAGGCCCCGCCGATTGCCTTATCGATATGACCACCTTCCTGAAACGTGGTTATCGTCAGGGCGCTAACTGGTTGATGAACTCCTTTACCGAGTCCTCCGTGCGTAAGCTCAAGGATAACGATGGTAACTATCTGTGGCAGCCGTCCTTGCAGATGGGCAAGCCGAACACCCTGCTCGGCTACAACATCGAAATTGACGAAAATATGCCCGACATTGAAGCCAATGCTTTCTCTATAGCCTTCGGCAACTTCCGTAAGGGATATCTTGTTGTCGAACGTCGCGGTATGCGTATCCAGCGAGACACCGTGACCAAGGCCCCTCTCGTTATCTTCAACATTGACCTGCGTACTGGCGGCGGCATTCAGAACTTTGAAGCGATTAAGCTGCTCAAGTTCGCGGCCTAAGCAAAAAAGGAGAAATCATTATGGCTATGAAAGATCTTGCATCTCATATGAAGGTGGTCCCGGTTACTTCGGGAACTCCCATTGACATTCAGGGGTTCAATTCCGTTACTTTCGTGCTCGAAGGTGACGGCACCAATGAAGCTTCGCTTGCTATTACGCATGGCGACACGGATTCTACCGCTACCGAGGAACTTGAACCTCTGGACCTCACTAAACCCATTGCGGAAGTGAAAGTCACTGCGTCCGCCAAGAGTGCTAAAGTCGGTTACATCGGTAGCCGTCAGTTCGTGAAGGTTGAAGTTACTAAGTCCGCTGGCACCCCGACCGTTCATGCGGTTCTGATGCGTGCCGACCTTGTTCCGGTGGAGTAGTCCCCTATGGCTATCAACGAAGCGATTACCAGCGTAGCATCTCCTGTAGAAGCCGCCGCTGATGAAACCCCGAAGTCTTCCGCGAAGCCTAAATCATCAAAAGAAATTGTGAGTGGGGCGGATACCGCCCCCTCCGTTTCAGAAGATGTTATGGGTATCGTAGAGGACCTGAAAAAGGCCGGGCTTGATGAACGACTTAAAAGGGAAAATCTGACTATCGTTGCTTTTGTCGGTGGTCGTTCCGGTTTCGGTTCCGCCGAGATTGTTCTTACCGAGCTTGCCGATAAAGTAAAGCATAAAATCAACGAAGGGAAATAGACGATATGAGTCTTGACATGACCATTGCCCCTAAATGCTATCCTGTTTCTGTGGAAGAGGTCAAACAGCATTTGAGGCTGAATACCACAACTGCGGAAGAAGATTTTTATATTGAAAATCTTATAGCTTCCGCTACGACTCACGCGGAACAGAAGACCGGGCGAGTTTTTGTAGATTCAGAATGGTCGTGGACTCCCTCCGAAAAAGAGATGAATGGGTCTGCGGTTCCTCTCCCCGTGGTTCCCGTTACATCCGTAGAAGTGTTTGACTCTTCGGGTCAGCCTGTCTCTCCTGACCTGTATACCGTTGAATACCCTGCGTTGTCGCCGCAAGGAAATCCGCTTATTGGATCTCTCTCCCCTTTGAGCGGATTTCCCCTCAATCCAAAAATTGTTCTTCGTGCCGGATATACGGTAGAAGAAAAATCTGAAAAAATCGTAACTAACGAATCTCCTTTCGTCGAACCCACTAAGGCCGGATTTACCGAATCTAGCGTTACTCTCGTATTCAATCGACCCATTATGGGTGATGCAAAACCAGAAAATTTTCAAATCTATGATTCCGTTGGAAACAACGTACCTGTGCTTGCCGTCTTTGTCAAGGATGATGTTGTAAAAATTCAGACTACGGAAGCATCAATTGTGAAAGGCGCGTCCCTCATCATAAATTATGCTGGCGGTTTCCTTCATGATGAATTTCATAATTATGTAGATGCCCAATCTGTAAAGCTTCCTCCTATCGCGGAAATTCCGAAATTACATATTGCTCCGGATGCAATTCCAACTCAAAAAGTTTTTGTAAGCAATTGTCCTCATCCTTTGAAACAATGGATTATGGTTCGTACAGGAACGCTTTTTCAGCAAAGATCCGAGATAGCTTTGAGAGCAGGAAAATCTAACGACGCGCTATTTCCAAGCAATTTTATAGATAATATATTGGACACATTTAAAATTATAGGATTTGTTTGATATGCTTGATTATACTTCAAATCCTGCCGTATTAAATAAAAGAGCGACATTGCTTAAAGAAGTTCGATCAAGAGACGTTACTGGTTCACCGACAAGTTTATATCATCCTGTAGCTGACATCTATGTTGGCATTGAATATATGTCTGGGAGAGAGTATTGGATTGCTTCTCAGTCTCAAGGCGAAGGGACGATACGAATTTCCATGAGATTTCGTTCGGATGTTTCAGACAGAAGTAGATTCATATTACATTCGGATCATGAAGGCGATATTGTTTTGGAAGTAAAGTCACCTCCTATAAATAAAGAAAATACTTATCTTGAAGTTATGTGTAGGAGACTTTCCGATGCTTAATACGCCGCTAAAGCTTGTCCAAAGAGCAGAAACAAAACTTTTTCAACTTTTCATAAAGTCTCAAGAAGTAAAAAAATTTTTTGGTGAAAATATTTTCCAAGGAATCGTCGAAGCGAACACCGTAGCTAATACTAAACGCTTCGTTCTAATTCATAGAATTTCCGGAGATCCCTTGGATAAAACACTTTCTGATAGGGGAGACTTATTGCGGTCAGTCCGTGTACAAGTTGATGTAATGAGCACCAACTATGCAGACGCCACAGAGGGTTCCGAAATTATCAGAAGTTTATCGGAAACGGAGTTTCCATCTTGCGTAGATGGAGATCATTATGGAACAACGCAGATTGGGCAAAATATTTGGCATATTCAATCTGTAGATTTTATCCTTGAAGAAGGAGCTTAACAATGGCTGTATCTTATCAAGCCAGAACGAGTAAAGGACTGAAATTCTTCCGTGGTACGGGGTCTTCTTTCGCTACGGCAGTATGGGAACACGTTCCGGGAATTTCGGCTTGGAATGGACCTAACATTTCCAAACCTACAATTACCGTTACGACTACTCAATCGGAAGCCGTAGAAAAAATCTCGGATATTCCTGATAACGGCACTATTACTTTTAACGGTTATGTTGATGACCTTTGTGAAACGCATCAGAATTTGCTGACGCAAGATTTGTACTCTCGTGATTACCGTCCGTGTAAGGTAGAATTCCCCACGGGTACGGTTATGTACTTCATGGGCCAGCTTACCGGGATGCCGCTTTCTGGTGGCGTCGGTGCTGCGAATACGACTACGTACACCTTCGACGTTTCCGGCAAGATTGAATGGGTTTTTGGTGGTAAACGCGCAACCTTGAGTTGGGATAGCACACTCGCTGGCACTGAATCAACTGGCGCTGTGACTGGCAAAGTTACTGTAACGCTTATCCCGGGTAAGGAATCTACTGCTAAATTTACTACGAGCGTTGAAAACGCCGCAAACTTTACCGCAAATACGCATTATAAATTGGCTAATGTCCCGACGGGACTTGTTGGTGCTCTTAAGAAAGTTAGTGATACGGTTGCTGAATTGTCTTTCACTGGAGCCGCTACTACTAAGGTGGATGTTTCTAACGTCGCCTTGACTTTCATGGATAGCGCCTTTACTAACGCTGATGCCAATCTCATTTCCGGCAGCACGAAGACCGACATTGCTATTACTTTCGTCTAATCTATAACAACCAAATAAAGAGAGGGAGAATTGTCTCCCTCTCGAAAAAAAAATTCAGGAGAGGAATTATATGGCTATTCTTACTATCGAAAAGTTTGCGGAACTGCGTAACAGTCTTACTGTTGTGAAAGACAAGTTTTACATCCCCGTATGGGACGCGGAAGTTTATATGCGTAGACTGAGTGCCGGGGAAGCAATGAAAATTTATAGTCGCGCCGAGAAAGTTCAAGACGAGGATAAAAAGGTCGAAGAATATAACTATGCGATGTATCGTATGGTTATTGCTTGCCTTGTCGATGAGAACGGCAACCAGATGCTTACCGAGAATGACATTAACTGGCTTTTGAGTCAGGATGTTCAGGTTGTTACTGCCTTGGTCGAAGCTGCGTCCAAAATGAATACCATCAATGAAAAGGCTCAGGAAGAGGCTGAAAAAAACTAACAACTGGCTGGCTTTGGATGTTCGCGTATTCTCTTGCGCGTGATCTTCATATGACGGTAAATCAGCTTTTAGAAAATATGGACGTAGAAGAGTTCATGGGATGGGTTGCTTACCATAAGATTAAAAATGAAGAACAAGAGAATGAAGAAGGGGGTCAATCTCCTAGAAAAAGAGAAATGACCCCCGAAGAACAAGAAAAGGCGATGTTCGCTCTTTATGGCGGAAAAGTTATTGAATAAAAAAGTCGTCTACTTCTTCACAGCGTTTTCTTTATCCAGCCGTTTGCGTGCTTCCCATTCTTTACGCATTGAAACAGTCTGATTGATGCCCGGAATAATCGCACTCTTGAGTAGTACATGGCAACTCAATGCCACATACAAACCGATTATGCCTAACTTTGTACCATAAGGTTTTCCGTTCACGTCCGCAAAAACGCCAAAGGCAAAAATCAAGGCACCAATGATTTCAACAGAAACAAAGACCCTAAGCAAAACGTAAAATTTTTTCATTTTTATTCTCCCTTAAAAAGCCCGTAATGGATTGGAGGTGTACATGGCTTTTAATGTACAACAACTCCCGCTCAAACTTCTCTCTGAAATTTCATTTCAAATAGAGACGGAGGGTGCGAAAGTCCTTACGGGCTTTTCTAATGCGCTCCGTCTTGAGATGATAAAAAATGCTAAAAGTATCCCCCTTTCCAAGAACCCTTGGTACGTAACGCCCAATGAAAATTTTAGAGAAACGCCATTTGTCCGTCCATCAAAAAGAATACCTAAAAAAGCTAAACTTGTTGACGCTGGAGCTTGGTATGCACATTTTCTTGAATACGGTACGGAGCCCCATGTTGTCAAGGGAAAAAGAAGTCCTAAAAAATGGATGCGATATGAAGACAAACTTGGCGTACCTCCCGGTATAGTATTCAGAGATCCAGCTACGAAAGAAATTATCAGATTTACGGAAAGAAGTAAAGTAGACGGAAAAGTCTACGTTTTTTCAAAAAAAGAAGAGCATGGCATTCCCGGTAAATCCACGCCAAACCCTTTTCAACCTGCGGGATATGTGCGTAAAACTGCGGACTCAGCCGAAAAAGTGCTTGAAAAATATTTGTCCACGGAAGAGGGATCTTAATGGCGACTAAAAGACTCACACGGCTAGTTATTCCGGTGGAGCTTGACGATAGTAAAACAGCAAGCACTCTCACCAATCTTAAAGAAGTAATCACTCAAACAAGCCAGCAAATTTCTCGGAGCATGGAGAAAGCCCTGCCCGTTGCTGATATTACTAATGCTTCTATAAATATTATCAGGTCAATCGGAAGTATTCAAGCGTCCGCCAAAACCGCCGCCGCAGGAATTAAAAGTGAGACTGATAAAATTGGGAACGCTCTGCAAGGTGCTTTCGGCGTAGATGCGACGAAAGCGTCTTCTATGATGCAAAAATTCCTTGAGATGCGCGGTGTTGAAAGGGCGGTAACTCAGTTAAAACGGATGCAGCGTGAGTATGGGCTTACGTCCGCCGAAGCTATTGAGTTTGCGAAAAGCATCAATGCGTCGGACGAGGTTCTTCGTCGATTTGCTGACACTCAGGAACGCACAAAACAGGGTGGTAGAGGCGTTTCCGGGCTTCTTACGCCGTATTCCCTTACTTCTGGTGTTCAAGCCGCAGCGGGCGCTGTAGGCGTTTCTTTCGGTATGTACGGAATGGTCGAGCTTACCAAGTCCGTATTTAACGCTACCACCGCTCTTGATAGCTTACAGCTTTCTTTCAAGTCGATTTACGGAGAGTCCGCAGTAGCCGAGCAATCCCTCGGGTTTGTGCGTAAAGTAAGTGATGAACTCGGCCTGTCTTTTATCGATACTGCGCAAGCTGCGAAAGCCTTATTCGCTTCCGCGAAAGGTACTGTCTTAGAAAACGACGCTCAGATGATTTTTAAAAGCTTCTCCCAGATGGGCGTTGCGCTTAAACTCACTGGCGAACAGATGAACTCTGTGTTCCTCGCTATCTCTCAGATGATTTCTAAGGGTAAGGTCAGCGCGGAAGAACTTAGGTTGCAGCTTTCTGAAAGAATGCCCGGTGCAGTGAATCTTTTTGCGAAAGCTATTGGAGTGACCACAAAACAACTTGATGATATGCTCCAAAAAGGCGAAGTGGGACTTGAACATCTTCGTACCTTTGCGGAAGAAGTCGGAAAGACGTATGCTAAGGGAGCGGAAGAAGCTTCTCACGGTCTGCAAGCCGAGCTTAATAGATTGGCTACCGCATGGTTTGACCTTAAATCCGCAATGATGGATTCTGAGGGTGCAGCAGCTTTTATTCGCGTACTTACGGAAATTACGAAATTCATTGGACAGAACATTGATTCAATAATGAATTTCGTGAAGTGGATTGGGATTGTATATACAACGCTTAAAGTTACTACGGCTTTCGGTGTTGCGGTAGATGCGCTCAAGAATCTCAGGACTGCTTTCACTTTAACTGGAGTAGCCGCAGCGGAAACTTCCGGCATAATGAAAGCCGCACAAGCTGTAATCGCTAAATTCGCACTTGCTTTTAACGCCAATCCTATCGCGCTTACCGTCACTGCTCTAGTCGCGGTAGGTACTGCGGCATACGCTCTTAGCAACCAGATGTCTGACTCCGAAAAGTTTATTTCCGGATATGCCAAGAGCTTCGACGAGATTGCCAGCAAGTCTGAAAAGGCTGCGGCAAGCCAGAACAATCTTTCAAATTCCAATAAACGACTCCAAGAACAGTATCTTAGCGGTGAGTACGTAAAGCGCCAGATGGACTTTATCCAAGCCCTTCAAGAGCTTCCTAACGTATTCTCTTCTACTAAGGTGATTAGTTTTTTTGATTCCATACTCGGGCCTCTTTCTGATACTGATTCAGAAGCTCTCTTTACGTTAAGAAGTCAAGCCGTTAAGCTTGCTAAAGAGACTCGTGATGCTATTGATAAAGCATTAAACGAAGAAACCGACCCGAAAGCCAGAGATGAAATGATTAAGAATACTCTTGATCGTTTCAAGATCATGTTCCGTACTATCAAAGACGGCATGAAAGAAGCTGGCGCATCTGACGAAGTTATTAATCAATGGGACAATTTCGGTGGGGCCATTCTCAATGCGAAAGATACCGCAGATGCAGCTAAAGCGGCGTTGGAAGCACTCACCGGAGAAGCGAACAAAAGCGGAAACAGCATAGCTAAATTCGCGGAAGCCTATGAAGCTATTCGCAAAGGAACAAAGACCACAGAATTTGGCAAGCAGCTTGCCGGGCAAGAAGACTTTGAGGCCCAGATTCGCGGACTTCTCCAGATGTCCGAAGCTCAAGAGCAACTAGAGAGCAAGACTCGGAATCTCCTTGCAGCATATACTGAACAGCAGAACGCCAATACTTTGACCGAAGAAAAGATGAGAGAGCTTGAATCAGCTTTTGATTCTATGTCTAGTCAATCTGGTCAACTTGATAATGCTTTCCGGCTTGTAGCTGAGGCGGCAGTATCCTCTGGAGCGGACGCTTCTACTCTCGATTCAATCATTGAAAAACTTGGGGAGACTTTCCATCTTTCATCTCAAGATATTGACGAGTTTAGAACAAAACTAAATTCTGCGTTGTCTGTTGCGGCACTCCAATCTGCGGAACAAAAACTCGCTGCTATTGAAGGTAAATTAGCAACAGTAGGGAGTAAGACCTCTCGTGCTGCTTTGACTACCCTTTCATCAATGAAAGAACTTCAAAAAGGGCAGGAGAAACAGATATTAGAAGCTATAGAATCCGGTGATTTTACGAATCTCCTTAATGCACAAGGAAATAAAATAGCCGCAGATGTAGCTAAAGTCTATAAAGAAATCGCTGAAAAATCCGAAGCTCTTGTTGCCGCAGAAGATGCTAATCGCAAAGCAAAAAGAGACGCAAATAAAAAGCCAAAGAAAATCCCAGAATTTGATATTGAAGGATTTGATGTTCGCGTACAGAAGTTGTTTGGAACCGAAACGAACTTCGCAAAAATTGTTGAAGCCGAAATTGAAAAACTAAACGCTTCACTGGCTACACATAAACTTGATATTAAAAAAGTCGCGGAAATCTATAAAGATGAGCTTCCTAATGGACTGCATTCCGTTGCCGAGGCGCAAGAGTTCCTGAGCAACAAGCTTAAAGAAGGATTGTTCGCCAAGCAAGCGGAAAAAGAAAAGAAAGCCGTCGATGATCTTCGTGAAAAGTTGATGGACTTTGAAAGGGCTTATTCCGAAATCGTTTCTGGCGATAAGGGTGAGGCCGCACTTAAATCCTATGAAAAGCAATCTAAGCAATGGAAAGACACCGCTGAGAAGCTCTATAGGTCTATATCCAATTCCGCGTTCTCTTCCGCAGAAGAAAGAATCGCCGCTGAACAAGAATATGCCGATACCGTTGCCCGTATTGATGAATGGATGGCGGAACAGAGAATCCGTACGTCTGGTGGCGTTTTAGATAATCTGAAACTCGGTATCAAAGACTACTATGATCAGCACAAGAACTATGCTCTTGGATTGGGGGAAGTAGTAACCTCTACTACGGATAGCATGGCTGCCGCCTTATCTGATTTTGTGGTAGGAGGTATGCGAGACTTTAAGTCCTTCGGAGAGGCATTTGACAGCTTGGTCAATGACATGATCAGAAGCCTGTCAAAATTGCTTGCGCAACAGCTTATGTCCGGCATTCTCCAATCTGCGCTTGGCCTCTTCACCGGAGGTATTGGCGGTGGAGGCGGTGCCGATAATGCGGTTTCATTCTCGTCTTGGTTCGGCGGTATTAATAGAAAAGCCAACGGTGGCGTGATGACTGGAATTTCTGGTCATAGCAATTCGATAGTAACTTCACCGACTCTTTTCTCTTACGGAAAAGAAATCAGCCAGTATGCCAATGGTGCCGGATTGATGGGAGAAGCTGGACCCGAAGCTATTATGCCTTTGACGAGAACAAGCTCAGGTAAACTCGGCGTCATTTCCAAACGAGAAAATGAGTCGAGCCGACCCACATCTTCTTCATCTTCCGAGGTGTTTGTAAATGTTTATAACTCTACTGGTCAAAAGGCGCAAACCAAACAAACTCAGAATGCAAATGGGTCAAAAAGCATAGATGTTATAATTGGTGATGTCGCCGCACAGCAGATGCTTACTCCCGGCACCAAAGCCAATTATGCTATCAGAACTCAAACCGGGGCTACTCCCCCGACGATTAAGCGGTGATTATATGAGTATTATTTGGCCCGCAGATCTTCCTCAAGTACCCTTCGCAGACGGAGGGTACTCCGAATCAATGCCGTCCAACCTTCTTGTGTCTACTATGGATACAGGTCCGAGTAAAGTTAGACGGAGGGGAAGCGCGACTCCCGGAAAAATGAATGTATCTTTTAAAATGACTACGGCAGCTACTAAAAAATTAGAAACCTTTATCCGAACAATTCTTGGCGGTGGGGCAAAAGCCTTTGAATTTCCTCATCCTAGACTTGACAAAAATGTAAAAGTACGTATAATGCCGAAGTCGGACACGGAATTGTATGAAATAAATTTCATCGCTCCCGGCCTATGGAAAGTAGATTTTACCTTTGAGGTTTTTTACGATGCCCCTCTCGCCTAGTACGGTGGCGTCGATGATGGCGCAGGAAACGGATAACGCCGACATAGTTCTTTTGACAATTACGCATCCAAGCTGGACGGAACCTATTTATCTATCGTCCGACCCTACGGTTTTTCTCAGGAATGATACGGAAACTAATCTTCCTATCTACGGAACGATATCCCGTGGCAAAGAATTTCTTTATATTCCCATGAGAGCTATTGCCCCGGACTCTAGGCAAGAGACGCCTCCTGAATGCAAAATTTCAATCGACAATGTTTCTCGGTATATAGCACCGTATCTTGTTAAAACAGATCGACGCACTCCTAAAGTAACTTTTGAAATAGTTACCACCGCTTTTCCGGATATTGTTGATACTGTGTATCCGGAATTTGATTTATCTTCCGTAACAATCAACGCCCAAACTGTAGATGCCAGCATTTCCTTGAATACGGCTTCTCAAGAGCCCGTGCCGTGGCTTAGATTTGTGCAAGCATACTTTTACAGTCTTTTTTATAGTGGATAAAACATGAAAATGAGAGACAAGTTTTCAAAATACATAGGAATCCCTTTTGTGGATCACGGAATAACTTCCGAAGGCTGTGATTGCTACGGCCTTGTGCTTCTCGTGTATAAAGAGGAGCTTGGCATTGATCTTCCGTGGCTCGGGGATTCCTATTCTCATGCGTATCGTAGAAAAGACGTAAACTCCACGGTAAAAAAGAACATTGATCTTGGTTGCTATATAGACGTTACGAATGAGCCTCGCAAACCTCTTGATATTATTATTTTTAGGACTGGCGGTCTTGAAACGCACATTGGCCTTTGGGTTGATGATGGGTGGCTTTTGGACATACTTGAAGGGGCGCATAGTACGATTCGTAGGTACGATACGTCCGAATGGAAAAACAGAATTACGAGAATTTTGAGGCACGTAGATGCGCGGTAAAGCAATGAAAAAACGGGCCTCTCGTAAAAGAGGGGAAATCACGGTTCTTGGTCGGCATTGGGCAAGTTCGTCTCGTGTCTCGCTCACAGTCCAAGAAGGGCAGTGCCTCGAAGAAATCATTACCGACTCCGTAAAAATTCTTCGGGCTAACCAAGCTATTACTCCCGCATATGCCGAATATCTAAAGAAGCATTGTGTTTGCCGTGTGGATTTTATCAATATCCCTAAAGAAAAATGGGCCGTCACCTATCCTGTGGATGGTCAGCGTGTCGAATTTTTCATTAAGCCCGGTAAAGGTGGCGGTAAAAATCCTTTTGCTACAATCCTTAACATTGTTGTAGCTGTCGTTGCTATCGCAGTGCCTGTACTTGCTCCGGCTTCATGGGGGTTGATGACAGCGGCGGGAGCCTTGACTTGGACTGGTGCCGCAGTAAGTTTTGGTATCTTAACGGTTGGCTCACTCGCTGTCAATATGCTTTGCCCTCCTGCAACGCCTAAACTTAGCGGACCTAAATCTTCCGAAAAAGAATCTCCTACTTATTCTATTTCCGGAGCAAGAAACGGAGCGAACCCATATGGTTTTGTTCCCCTTATCTTTGGAAGGAATAAGGTCACTCCTCCCTTGGCAGCGAAATCTTGGACAAATATTGAATCGGATAAAACCTATTTCAATATGTGCGTTATCTGGGGGCACCCAGATATGTCCGTAAGAGATTTTAAAATTGGGGATACGCCTTTAGAAAACTTTAAAAATATTGACCACAGATTCCATCCTTCTACCACTGGTGAAGGGCTTGTCTATTTTGGCAAATCCTTTAATGAAGAAACCGTGGGGACTTTAATCTCGAAAGAAGCTGGATATATTACTCGGACAATGGGAGAATGCGATACAATCAGCTTAGACATCACATTCTCCAAAGGGCTGACTTCCATCAATGAGAAAAATGGAGATAACTATGATCGTACCGTTGAGTTTGAAGCTGAATATAAATTAAAGAATGATACGGTATGGAAAGGACTCGTTGGAGGGTCATTTCCTATCCGTGGAACATCTATCGAGCTTAAAAGAAAAACCGGGTTTTATTTAAATGCCGGAAGAAACTCTATTGTCTATAGTGATTTTTCTGGTAATATCAATATGGCTGATGGAGATACAGCTCCAGTTAATACCGTTCCATTAGCAAAAGTTATTCTTGTATCAACTCCTCATTATGAATTTGATGATGATGGAAGACAGCGGGTAACATATACATATTCATATACTTGCGAAGACTTGCGGGTAAGTTCTGTGTCCGGTGCCGCTCCGTATATTAATGAAGTAAAACATTATACGAAAAAATGCGGATATGGATTAGGTAGTCCTTATTGGAGTTATACTTGCGTCGAAGTTTATGATTATTCGACTTATGAAATTGTCATTCCTGACCAATATGTGAATGGCATTAACAAATTTGCCATCTCTGGACAGCAATTAAAGCCCTTGACCCGTACCTATACTGTGAATGTTCCTCACGGAGATTACGATGTTCGTATTCGAAGACTTACTGATGATAATTCAAATAAGTATATCTATGATGAAGCTACGTGGGCGACGAAAAGGGCTATTGTAAATCGTCAATCTTTTTCAACTCCTGTTCCCGTATGTGTTTCTGAATTGCGTATTCAGGCATCGGAACAGCTTTCTGGATACGTCGATAACTTTAATGCTATTTGCACGGCATTGATTCCAGACTTTAATACTAGCAATAATACGTGGGAATGGAGGGAGACGAGAAATCCTGCATCTGCTTATAGGTATGTATTGACATCCCGTCATGCTTTAAATTCTCCTTATACGGAAGACAAGCTTGACGAACCAACGCTACGTGAGTTCCATAAATATTGTACCCGAATGGGTTGGACTTTCGACTTTGTTTGTGATACGGAAGAAAATCTGTGGTCACGTCTTACCCAGATCGCTGCGGCAGCACGCGCTTCCGTAAGTACGGAGATAGATGGAAAGTATGGCGTAGTAATAGACGATAAGGATAAAGTACCTGTGCAGCAGTTCAACCAGCGTAATAGTTGGGGGTTCAGCATGGAAAAACTTTTCCCTAACGTCCCTCACGCGCTCAGAATCAAATTTGTTAATAGTGAAAATAATTTCCTGCAATCGGAAGATTTCTGCTATGCGGACGGATTTGATAAAAACAATGCCACGGATATTCAAGAAATTGATTTTCCCGGCATTACTACGTGGACAAACAACTGGAAGCAAGGAAGATATCATTTAGCCTCACAGCTTCTTCGTCCTTTAAGCGTTACAATCAATGCTGATTGGGAGCACAGAATGTGTCATCGCGGAGACGTTATTGAAATTTTCCATGACGTTCTCATGAACACTTTCGGGGCGGCTCGTGTTGTAGGGTTGATTTATCAGGATACGGGAGGGGCGGAATACATTATTTACGAAAATTCCGAAAGACCCATTGATACTCCCGCCGTAGGTGTCGTTCTTGATGATTCCATTGTCTTTAGCGAACGTGATGTACTTTATGGTATCGCAATCAGAAATCCGTATGGAAAGACGGTCACATATCAAATTAGACCCGAATTTGGAGAAGAGCATTCCCATATCTATTTCACTTTTGCAATAACATATGCTACTACTCCCTATATTGGAGATTTAGCTAGCGTATCATTAATGGGTGAAGCGAATGATAAATACCTTGTAACTCAGATTGCGCCCGCCGAAAATTCCTCGGCTGAAATTAAGGCGATTCCGTATTCTCCCGAAGTCCTCGACGCGGATAAAGGAGAAATTCCTCCTTGGAATCCTCCTATCATCATTGACAAACTGCCTACTTATACTATTCCCAATCCTACTATTATACAGATAATTTCCGATGAATCCATGCTCGTTAAGATTGGGCAGAATATCATTCCTCAGGTTGGTATCTGGTTTAAGGTTGGAGATGGAACCTCGTTAGATTGTGTGGTTTACGCCCGTGCAAAGAAAACGCAAGAAGCAGCTTGGGGCAATACCGTTCGAACTTCCGTATCCGAGGGATACGTAGTCATCTCGAATATGGAGTCTGGCGAGCTATATGATTTGTCTATCCAAGTTACCGATCCTGTACGGGGAATTAGCAGTGATTGGATAACTCAAACCGGATATTTCGTTATTGGAAAAACCGCGCCGCCTCCTGATGTGGACGGCGTTACCGCTGAGCTTCTTCCTCCGTCCGGGGTAAAAATCAGTTGGAATCCCGTAGCCACTCTTGATATAGATTACTATGCTGTTCAAGGGGACATTACAGGGAAAACGATTGACACGAGTATCATACTTCCCGTCCCAAATAAATTCGGCACATTGAATATGACAGTTAGCGCAGTGGATACGCTTGGAAATTTTTCCTTGCAACCTGCCCCCGTTTCTGTTACTATTCAAAAACCTAAAAACCCTGTCATTAAAACGGAAGTCACTATCGATGGCCTTAAATTGAGTTGGACAGATTGTACAACTTCTTGGCCTATCAAGAATTATGAAGTTCATGATGAATATATGTCAAGAACGGAATTTTCTAATGTGACTTCAATATATGTGTCGCCAAGACCTGTGGGTAATTATAAATTCACAGTAAAAGCCATAGATATCTTTGGAAATGAGTCCGGTACTGCACCTGCATTTATTGAAGTGGATCTTCTCGGGAGGGTCCAGCCGACAGCAAGAATTGATGGCGCTGATATTCTGTTAGAATGGCCTATTACTCCGTCCGCATTCCCCATAGATGAATTCGAAATCGTTGAAGGGGATTTCACTCCGGTAGGTAGAGCGAAAGTCAACTATTTCCGAGTTCCTGCGGGAGCTGTCGGGTTTCATGAATGGAAAATCCGAGCACGAGATATCGTCGGTAACTATGGAGATTGGGGTGAAGTTTCTATCGAGATTAAAGCCGCCGCAGCACCAACCGTAAAAGCGACAATTCAAGAAGATAAAATCCTTATTTCTTGGGTAGCGCCTTCAACAATCAATTTACCAATAACTGAATACGAGATAGAAAATAGTACGACAGGAGAATCTTTCGGAAGGATTAATGCGACACAGATAGTCGTACCTCCTGAAAAAACCGGAAATCACATTTTCAGGGTTCGTAGTTGGGATACTGGAGGAAATGCTGGAGCATGGGGAGAAACGAGTTTCCGAGTCGAAGCTCCCGGCAGAGTTTATATAACTCCTACCGTCATCGACAATAACGCGCTTCTTGTTTGGACTGAACCTTCCACGGTATTCTTTCCAATTCATCATTATGAGGTACTTCGTGGGGATGAATTGGAATACGCGGAACTTATTTTCAATGTCAACGCTTTGATTGTCAATATCTTTGAAGCTGTATCCGGTAATTATACATATTGGGTTGTTCCGGTAGACGTAGCAGGTAACAAAGGCACCGCAACTCCCATTACTTGCGTAATTTCTCAGCCTCCGGATTATGTTCTTTTCTATGATTGGGATTCCGTTTTCTCTGGAACACGCCATAATTTTGTTCTTGATGGCATTGGAGGGATGATTGGTCCTATCGTAGATGAGAATGAAACATGGACGCAGAATATTGCACGATTCGGTGGAACGACAGCGAACTCTACATGGAAAAACAAGGTGGATATTGCCGGACCTACTTGGATGGAACCAGCAGGTACAGAGGGGTGGTATCAAGAAGAATTTGATTATGGACAAATCATGCAGTCCATCAGACTTGTGGTCACACCTACGGTTCAAATTCTTTCCGGCACGCCTCTGTATTATGTTAAAGTTGAATTTAAAGTGGATGTGAATGACCCGTGGGAATTAGCCGCAGAAAATGCTACGCAGGTGTTTTTACAGCGATTCCGGTATATCCGATTTACACTTGGAATGCTTCCGGACTCCACGGGACTTATCCGAGTGTCCGAACTGAACCTTAAATTCGACGTTAAAATTCGAAATGACTCTGGTGTCGCTTTGGCTGAGGCAAATACGAATGGTCCCGAATGGCCCGGAAACGCAAATGATACTGGAAATCTGGTAAACTTTTCTATGCCGTATCTCGATGTATGGGAAGTTACGGCTGCACCTGAAAGTGAAGATGCGGGATTGGTCGCCTTGGTTTCTTTCCAAGACATTCCTTCTCCCAAGTTTTTCAGAGTGTCTCTTTTCAATAATAAGGGCGAACGCACTACGGGGAACGTGGTGTGGAGAGCAGTAGGAATATAATATATGGAGAGCCCCCGAAATGGCAGAAGTACCTTCTAAAGTTGACGTTATTGTCAGTATGAAATCCGCATTTAGGTCTAATTTGAGTACGGATTGCGTAAGATGGAATTATTCAAAACGCAATTTTGAGTACTGGAATGGAACTGAATGGGTGCTTGTCGGGGGCTCTTCTACTGGGGAGGGACGGTCAATTCAAGACAGCTTGTCGTTATTTAATGTCCTTCCCCGGAATCCTTCCCTCAATCTTTTCGCGGACGAATATGAATACTCGTGGGGAAAGGTTCCTCCGCAAGTCACATTTACTCGTAATTCGTCAGCTACGTATTGGGGGCCTGACGGCGTATCTCATATCGCTGCGGCAGGAGAACCTCGTATTGATCATAATCCTGTTACAGGTGAATGCCTTGGCTGGCTTAGGGAGCCTCAAAGAACAAATTTTATAAATAATGTTGTTGTTAAAGGCGTAGGAACAGACGGAGCGCACTATGTAGAACCTTCTGCTAACTATAATTTTAAATTTAGATCCAAAGTATATAAATATCGGGCGGGTACGCCTACGAATACTCAATTCGGTATTTATATCACAGGGATTATTCCAAAAGAAAATCAAACGTATTTTAGTTCAATATTTTTTAGATGTGATAAAAATAGTCCTTTATCTATTATAAATATTGATACTCCGAATTATGTTACTATCCAAGGCGGTGGATTATCCGTAGATTTTAATTTCAAGACTAATACTATCATTAGAAAATCTGCTACTATAACTGAAAATAATTTTGGTCTTGAGGATGTCGGGGCTGGATGGTTTAGAGCATGGTTCCGTTTTAAAGGAGCAGAAAACGCAAATCTAAAAACGGGCATACGTATATATTTTAAAGACTCTACGGGGCTTGTTACAACTTTTGACGGAGATGGTAAGTCCACCTTCTGGTATGCTTGCCCCCAAATGGAAGAAGCCGAAGATTTTGATACTAAACCAACATCCCCGATTCCTACGGAAGGAACCGCCCAAGTTACAAGAGCCGAAGACAAGTTTTCTATAAATAACGGGATTACGTTTACTAGAGCATCACAAGCTACGTATTTTGATGCGGAAGGATACATGAGAACTGTCGGAAATGACGTTGAACGGCCTTTATATGATAATAAAACGGGTAAATTCATTTCTACGCTCATTGAAACGCAAAGAACGAATTATGCTACTACCGCTGGCATAAGCAGGGTTACAAAAGAAAAAACTCAAGATAAATTCATCGGCCCCGCATTAAAATTGACGCTTGACGCAACTTTAGATTCGTATCATTACATGAACTATAGATTATACACACCTGCTGAAATTCCGGATCATGTTGGGGAGGATGTAACATTTTCATTAGTAGTAAAACCCGTAAATCATAGGTATATTCAAGTAAAAATGGGTTCCGATATTACGGGAACTACAGGATATTATGCAGCTTCATACGATATAGAAACATGCTCTCTCATAAAAGTCATTAAACCCACTTCTTCAAATATAGTATGGAGAACTACCATAGAAAAAATGCGAAACGGATGGGTTCAAGTTTCTATTGGTGCAAGAATCCTAGAAAAATATTCTACAGGTACAATTTCCAATTACGGTTTTTATTCAGGATTATATTTTGCCGATGCTACAGGAAATACCAGAATCGATGGAGATTCATTTTCGTCTATTTTAGTTGGAAATATTCAAACTGAGATCGGAATTGGATATTCATCTTATATCCCTATTGTCAATAATACCGCAACTACTCGTGCTATGGATAACTATACTAACGTATATCCGACAAAGGACTCTCCATTTTTATTTAATCCTGTACGTCAAGCGTTCTTCTTTAATGAGGGTGATGGAAAACGGGCATATAACTCCGTAAAAAATACTAGAACAATCGAATTTTCTATGGGTACCACGAAACAGTGCGTCGTTTTCCCTGCGCATTTAACAGATAGTCAACTTTCAGATTTAATTAGATAAAGGAAAAATCTCATTATGAATACTGCTATAGCACCAATGCCTTCGGAGCTTATCAATGCGTATACAGATTTCTATTTCGCCGCTCCTAATGTAGCCGCCCTTGAAGAATCATTGGGAATCTCCCTTAATGATCCTCCGGAAGGTGTTTATGTTGATTATATTGGAAAAGCTGAAAAAACTCCTCCAGTATATTCAAACGATGACCCAGAAAACGCTACTATCGTTACTCCGGCTACTTATTATGATTTTGAATTGGTCAATATCCGAATTTCGAGTTTCGTAATTCCAGACAAATTCGTTAACTCGAAATTCCTTATTCCTGAGCCTAAGACTCCGATTAGAGTGTGGTTTTAAAATGAATAATACTCAAATTTGGGCGGAACTTAACGCTGCACATGGAACAAAACTTTCTGATGAACTTAAATTAATAACTCCAATCCCTGCAAACCGCTGGCATCTTTACCGTAAACTATACTGGTATTTTACTGGGATACGGAACGTCAACAGACGTTGTTGGTTCGATGTGGCTAATTAATAAAAGAACGGGAGAAGGTTCAAGCGGATATTCTGGGGGAGGCTCAGGAAATGCCTTATATGCAAATATCCATGTTACCGCTGGAGATCAAGTTCAAATTTACTATAGTAACGTAAAAATAGATAGATTGGCTATTGCTTTGTTTGCATGATAGAAAAATACTATTGACATTTTTTTCGATATCTGATAGACGAATAAAATAAAATCTTAATGGAGAGAAATATGAATCTCGAAAAAATTAATGAAATTGTTAAATTTATTGATGAGAATCAGCATAAGGTAAATGACGATTATGCTATGCTTACGCAGCTTAGAAGCACGCTGTATTTTGTAGACAAGTCTCTTGAAAAGAAGCAAAAAGACCTTGAGGAAGCTTCCGAAAAATTGAAAAGCCTTTTTTCCGTGATTATTGCCCCGGATAAAGAAGAAGACGATAAAATCGCAGAAGTAGTTTCATCGGACAAACCCTCGGCCTAAATAAAAATTGAATCTATAGAAGTCTAATCTAAGAAGCCTAATCTTTAGAAGGTAATCCTTACATGGCAAATCCTAATTTTTCAGCACCAGCAATATCTAATAAAATAGCATCGGATATTGATTCCATTCGAGAACTTGCAAAACTTATTGCGAGGATGCGAGGGGATCTTGCTAACAATGCTCCGGAAGGTACTATCATCTTCAATCAATCTGCAATGAATTTCCAAATGAAAAGCGGAACGGTTTGGAATGCTCTGGATAACGGTACTGGCAAGTACGCTTTCAATGTTGATAGGCTTGATGGATTTCATGCTAATGCAGGGATTATTGCCAATTCCATAGTAGTCCGTGATTCTAAGGGTGTCATTCCCGGAAATATTTCCGGACGGGCTCCCAATGCTACACAGGCTGACAAACTTACTACGGTCAATCCTATTGCGAAAGGGGGGACAGGAGCTTCTACCGCTGCACAGGCTCGCGCCAATCTCGGTACGAATGACGTAGGTAATCTTACGGCTGGAGTTCTTCCTTTTGCACGGGGCGGTACAGGTCGTACAGATGGTAGCGCGAATGATGTTCAAACTCCGAGTGTAGTAGTAGACGCTAATGTCACTACCGCAAAAGGGAGGGGTCAAATAGGTGGACTTGCAATGGGCCGAGGTATCGGTACAGATGCGAATTTATTTACGGGAAATGGTAGATATTGGTTTAATAATGGCGATGCATTAGTAAATTTCCCAAAGAATAAAGTAGGCGGGTCATTGGATGTCCGTGCTTATGCCACGCATTCTCATCAAGACTATATTAATTACAATAATACAGGTCGATTTTGGAGAATAACTCAAAATTCAGGAAGTACATGGACTCCGTGGTACCGTGTCCCCGAAGGTTTGACGAATAATTACACCACAAACTCATCTGTCGTCGCCGCATCAGCAAAAGCATTGATGAATCTCAAAGCTTACGCAGATACGAAATTGTCTTTGGATGGCGGGAGTATGAATGGGATGATTGGTGATCTTCGTGGTAAGTATGTCAGTTCATGGGAACCTAGGTGCATAAATTCAGGGATTTTTATTCGTGAAAATGATTTAGTTGGAAATGCTCAATCTGACATAGGATATGCGCCTTCGATTGGTTTTTTTTGGAATGGAAAAGCTGCTGGAACTCTTCACTTACAAAGTGATGGTACTTTTTCATTTAAGAAACAATATGGAGAAAGAGCTACCGTTGATTGTTACGCTGTAGCCGCCGATCTTGCTAGAACTTCACAGTATCTACGTAATGCAGGCGATCAAGATATGAGATTTTATTGGAATGGTCAAGCCGGGCAGCCGCAATGGTTATGGGGAAGTAATGACGGTGTAAATATTAAAGTTTGGAATCCTTCAAACTTCTCTGTAAATTATGCTAATTCTTGTAATTGGGCAAATAATGCTGGACAGGCCACTCCAACTATTTATGCAACTTGGCAATCGCATGGTCAAGCAAATCTACCTGCGGGAGGGACTTGGTTGTGGTTAAAGTACGCAAATTATCCGGATCGATCTAATTTCTGCTATTGTGGTGTCGCCGCTGGCGGATCATGGATTGGAGACGCATCCGGTATCGGAGGCAAAACTTCGGGTGTATCTATTTGTGCTTTTAAAATTAGTCAGTAAGGTAAAAAAATGAAAGTTATCCTGCGTACCTCAGATGATTCGTTTGTTATCCAAAAATATGGGATGCCTTATCAAGTTCATCCATATATTAAAGAACACGCTAAATTGTGGGATGAAATTAATACTTATATTACGAATCATCCCGAATGTGTAACAGAAGAGTATCCTCATATTCCCCCAGAACCAACTTTTGAAGATGTAAAAGCATTAAAACTTGAAGAGATTAATACGGCTGCGGATTCAGCTATTTCAAAAATTGTATCTACGTACCCTGAAAAAGAGATCGATTCTTTTGGAAAACAAGAACTAGAGGCACGCGCATATCTTAAAAACCCAGAATCTCCTACGCCTTTTCTTTCTATTCTTGCTAAAACACGAGGAATCGCATTGCCGGATCTTGTAAATAAGGTTATTCTTAAAGCAGATAAGTTTTCGATTTTATCGGCACGTATTATTGGGCAACGACAAGCTCTAGAAGACAAACTTAAAATTTGTACTACTATTGACGAAGTAAAGGCGATAACCGTAGATATTATTACTGCTTAAAAGGATTTTAACGTGCAGTATTTAAGAAAAGTTCTTATTTCTATAGATCAATTAATCAATACGCTCCTCGGCGGCTGGCCCGACGAAACATTATCATCTAGGTGTTATAGATGGGCAAAAGATGGTGTCTATATATGGCCTCAAAGGACAGTAAACTCTTTATTCTTCTGGCAAAAAGACCATTGTAAAAGTAGCTATGAAAATGAAAGGAAAGGAAGACAGCTTCCTCCCGAATTGCGTAAAAATTAAATATATAAGGTAAAGTTTTAATGGAAGACCTCTCTTTTCAAAATAATATTTTTTCTATCCGTGGAATTAAGAAGAACGAAGACCAATCTTTTACCATAACTCTTGGTATCGGAGATCAGACTGCGGAATTTATTATCCCGGATACCGATGAATATGAACTTATTTATAACGGAATCAAAGAATTTCTTGATAACAATTAAAAAGGACACTATACGAATATGAGCGACACGCATCAAACAGTTACGGTAGGCAGTGGGGAGAAAACGGACGGAATTTCTAGTGCTATTCTTGCATTTGCTAAAGATATTCCGAGGGAAGTTTCAGATCATGTATCTACGCTCTTTTGGAGGATGCTGACGTTGCTTCTTATCGTCATGTTCCTTCTTACCGGGGGAGCTTCCTATTATTTTTCATCAAGAATCAATGATGTGGAAGCTCAAATCTCTGAGAAAAACAGAGCTATCGAATCAATTAATCGTAGACATAGAGATCTGGTTAGGGCTATCGGCAAGGGAGATATTCAGTCTCTTTCTAAAGCGAATATTAAATCAGATTCAAATCATGAAATTTCAGAATAAAAGTGGCAATGGTAAACAATGGCTACATCCGACGCTAATATTTGTCCCGTTTGCAAAGAAAGGGCTTTTTATCAAACAACCGTAGTAGCTTTTGAAGATACTCGTTTACATCGATTAGGAATGGAAGAGAGATCGACCTATACTTGTGCCGTATGCGGAGCGACTTTTCTGAGAAAGGTAAAACCTGAGTTTTATCAAGTCAAAACTCAAACGCCTCCAGCTTGGCTAGTAAGGAGATTAAGCAAGAAGGAGGCTAAATAATGGCATACGAACCTCGCACAAGCAAAGGTCTTCGTTTTTTCCGGGGAACAGGGACAGACCTTGCAACGACATCATGGCAGATAATTAATGGCATTTCGGATTGGGCGGCCCCAACACCCACCATCCAATCGATTGATATGACGACGATTAAAGATGAAGCCACTGTATACGCTCCCGGAATCCGAGAGAGCGGAAGCTCATCCATAACCCTGTATTTTGATGATTTAAACACGATTCACCAGAATCTTTTGATTGCCGATAGCAAGTCTACGGTCAACATCCCTTATCGCATCGATTTTACTGAGACAGGGACTAGCGTAGCCTTCATGGGGCACCCAACCTCTGTACCTGTTTCCGGTTCCGTAGGCTCTGCAAATAGCGCTGCGATTACATTCTATGTTTCCGGCGACCCTGAATGGTCTTTCGGTTCTGGAAGTAGCCCTGAGCTTGATCCTTCCCAATTTCCGGAATCCATAAAAGAAAGATTTACCATAGTTACCAATGAAGCTGCAATGCTTTCCTTGACAATCAAAGACGTACAAAATGGTGACTCTGTAATTGTCAAAAAGCCGAAGCCTCTTATATACGCTGTGATCGATGACAGCACACTTGGTACAATGGCAGCTTTTTATGCGTATCAGGCTAAATCTGATTGGAGTCTTCTTTCTAGCATCCCTGCCACATTTAAGCCTTCCGCACATGCGGATAAAAGTGCGGCATATGGATTAGCAACAACAACTCTATATGGTCATGCAAAAATCACGACAACTACTCCAAAAGCTCTTGGCGTAGCCAATATAGGTTCGGAGGATGCGTTTGCTAGAGGCGACCATGTTCATCCAGCTCAAACAGAAGTGTCCGGCAATGCTGCAACGGCTACACAATGGAAAACTCCGAGAACATTCTATATCTCTGGGATATATAAAGCGGAAGCTATTGTTAATGGGACGAAAAATATAGATTTCGCTCTGGAAAAGAATATCCAAAGTTTGTCTTCTGGCGCAGGAACCGTTTCAGTTGAATTAGTCCCTTCCGTAACCCACATCGTTACAGTAGACCGCGCCTTTACTGTAACGATCCCCGCAGGGTTACAATCCGATAAATTTTATGAGTTTCATGCCATCCTTAAAGCCGCGAACGCTTCCGCTGCATTGACGATTTCAGAACCTATTCAATGGGAAAACAATACGCCCCCGGCACTCACTGAAAATAAAGTTACTGAAATTAAAATACAGATTTATGGTAATATAAAAATAGGAGCATACCGTATATTCGGATAATCTTAAAATAGGAGCATACCGTATATTCGGATAATCTTAAAATAACTCCGTCGACGGTCGTGGACGCATTTCAATATTTAAAACTTCGCGCTATATTGCCCCCATGATGTTAATCATCACTTTGGGGGCTTTATTATGTCTAACGCAACTACAGGATTTAATCAATCCGCATATTCTTCTCCTACGCAACGCTCTTCTATGCCTATGAACACATACAGCTACGCGATGGTAAGTTCTGATGGCGTTATTTACACATGGGATGTCAATGCCGGAAACCAACCTATCGGGGTAGCCACGGAGATTCACGAGAAGCTTAAAGCGCAGCTTATACAAGCGATTGATAAGGCAGAGTCTTATTACAAGATGCTCGTAGAAAACGGAATCATAAAACCCGAACCTACGCAAGAAGAAGTCCTTAACAATGCTTTGAAAGAACTGCAAGAATCTCGTGCGCAGAATGCTAAATTGGCGGAAATGATTGCTGGTCTTACCGATAAGATTCAAGTCATTTCATCGAATATCGCTTCAACTAAGTCCGTCAATGAGGAAACTCAGGACACTCAGAAATTCGTAGATGACGTGATTAAGGAAGATGCAAAGAATCCTCCAGTTAAAATGGAACAAGGCAACAATAGAGGTAATAAACGATGAACGTACAAAAGATAATGAGCATTGTAAATACCTTGTCCGGAGGAAACTCAAAGGTAATTGACGCCGCGCAAAAGGCTATCTCCGAATCTCGTAATTACCAACCAACTCTTGAGGGTGCGCTTCAAGTCGCCCAGAAGTTTGGTATTGATGCTCAAATTCTTGCGGGGATGAAGAAACATTTGGACAATCCCGCCATTAAGATGGGACTGAACTCCATAGCTCCCGGAAGCATCGACAAAATTACCGAGATGGGGAATCAGCTTGAGGCCGCGCTTCGTCAAAGAGGTCCAGCCCCTGCTTCAAACGTTCCTAATCCCGGAAACGACGAATTGGCTAAACGCCTTCAAAAACTTGGAATAAAATAATATCTTCGGTGATTCGAGAAGAAATTCGCAGTTTCTTCTCTTCACATATACCCAAAAACTTTTTTATGGAGAATGACTTATGGAATCTGAACGCGAATCTTCCATGAACTTCGGCTGGATCTTTATCGTGCTGCTCCTGTTCTTCGGGATCTTCGGCGGTGGCTTCGGCTGCGGTGGTAACGGCCTGTTCGGTCGTGGTAATTGCGGTGGTGCCGCTGCTGTTGCTGGTACCGAGCTTGCTGATCTGGTCGCGCTGCGCTCCGTGCTTGGTCACAAGACCATGACGGATAACTGCCAGACCGACCGCGATGTTCTGGAACTCAAGTGCAACATGACTGCGCAGAACGCTGTGCTGACGCAGCAGCTTGAAACTGCCTTCCGCACGATTATCTCTAATCAGGACGCTGGTTTCTCGGCTCTGCGTACTCAGATGCTCGAAGACCAGATTCGTACCCGCGACATGACCCTGATGGCTCAGAACAACGAAATTCAGGGGCTCAAGGCGCAGATGTACAATGACGGTCGTTTCAACGCTCTGGAACGCTCCATTGAAGCTGGTTTCTGCCAGACTGTCAAGCGTCCGCCCTTCTTCCCCGTGGGTTGCTCCCCGTGCGTGAATCCTTGTGGTTGCGGTGGCGTCACCGCCTAACACGGGCTGATTTCACCTTGATATGAGAGGGGCGCAATTAAACCCCTCTCATTAACCACAATGTACGGAGAATTACTATGTGCAATCGCTGCTGCATTCCGTGCATCCGTGTAGCAAGTATCACTACAACCGCCACGACTGCGACTCTTACTCTGGCTACCAGTATTCCGGTAGGAAGATTTGATATCGTAGTTGGAAGGAACTTGTGCATCAGTCCTTGTGCTGATGAAGAAGTTCAGATTGTTGCTGGAGGCGTTACGTTTACGAACGTACTCAACACCTCTGGGAACTATCTTACCCTTGGACAACTTTCTCGTTTCGTCCGATGCGGCTGCCGCATTCGTATGATTCAGACAAGCAATCCTGCGGGTAACATCATGGCTATTGATGTGTCTTGCCCCGGCCCGAACGGAGTACCCATCGTAAACTGCGGGACATCTTTGCTTCCCGCAACCGCCTCTGCTTCCCTCGCTTCCCCGGAACTTGACAAGTCGGAAGCCCCCGCTAAGAAATAAAGTATCCGGGATTTGGGAGCATACGTAGCCTATGACTACGTAACCCCTACCGCGCAGCGTGGGACGATTTTTATCTTCTCGCGCTGCGTTTTTATTAAGGAAATATCATGTTTAGATTAGGACTCGGTATCCTGTTAGGATGGCTTATCTTTGACGAAGAAGGGAAAAAGGCTTCGAATAAGGCTGGTAAATTTATCAAAGATAAATCCGGTGAAGCCATAGACTATGCGTCTAAGCATATTGATACGGATAAAGTCGCTGATTTCGTTAAAAAGCAAATTTCCCCGAAAGGCATTGCTGAAAATATCGCCCAAGACGTAGCTGAGGATGCCGTCATAGATACGGTTGCAGAGGAAGCTATGCTTGGTAATGCCGCCGGAGGCATTCTAGCCGGAGAAACTTTGGCTACCGAACGAAACAACGAAAATTTGAATCAAATTGATCTTCTTCAACAGCGTGTGGATGCTTTGGCAGCAGGAAACGCGCCCATTATATAACCACCACAAGGAAATGAATCATGCACGATAGCAAATCCGCCGAAAAGATTGCAAAAGAAGAATATAAAGAAGAACTTGCATTCTTGGAAGAACTTGAACATGAAATTGGCGAGCATTGCGAGGCCGGAGTTCGGTCAATGCCTCATGTCGAAAACACTCGTGAGCTGCTTAAAGCTCATAAAGAATTGTGCCATTATCTCATGTATAAGTGCGCCATTCATGAAATGTCGGAATATTCCGAAGTGTATCATGAGATTGAAGACATTATTGAAAATCCTCCCCACACTTGGTATCCCTATATGGATAAACCGGGCGGACACATGAATATCATTGAGATGGAAGTCGGAGAGATGATGCACGCCTATGAAGGAATGCGCGCCACGCCTCCCACGATGACCCATGCTCAGTTCGTACATGAGCTTAAACACGCCGCCGCCGCAATTTGCTACGCTCTGGAAGAAATGACCTGCTCTGACAAGGAATACCATAAAAAGCACCATTTCCATAAGCCGTATCCCGAAGAATACGGTTCTAAGGCGAAATAATCATGAACATCGAATCTGATCGCAGGATAGATACAGGACAATCGGAATCTAAGACTTTCGGATGGATACCTTGTGCATTATGCAAGGCGTGGATTCCGATTGTCAAAGGCGCGGCGCACGAACCTCCGAAACACGGTATCTGCCCGTATCGGAAGCCCTCTAAATGCAAAACGGAACCTAGCTTCGGTTGTCGTTGGGGCTTTACTGCTTAATCAGAAATTCTCCCTACCTCCTTCCCATCCCTCCCTTAAAGGCGTCTATCCGGACGCCTTTTTCTTTTCTTGACAAAAATGTAAAATGAAGCTATACTTCTTTGATAATACCATTTTTGTCAGATAAGGAGAGGAGTTTCAATGGCTAATGTAAAACCCATAACGACTAAACAATTCAATCAAAATAAAAAGCATATCACCGACATCCATTGGTACGCCGACAATGTTCTTAATGGAAATGTTCAGGTCTGTAAATACATTAGAGCATTATGCAAGAACTTTAAAGATGACCTCGCCAATAAAGACCTTGATTTTTATTTTTCAGAAGAATCAGCTATCCGAGTAATTTGTTTTATCGAAAATATGGTGCATGTCAAGGGCGTTCTTACTGGAAAAAGATTAAAGCTTGAGCCTTGGCAGAAATTCTTCGTTGGAAACATCTTCGGCTGGCTGGACAAGAAAAACAATCTCCGCAGATACAGAGAGGCAGCTCTTATCGTTCCCCGAAAAGCTGGCAAGGCTTTAGCTGTAAGCACTCCAATCCCCACTCCCGAGGGTTGGGTCACGATGAACGACCTAAAGCCCGGAGACGCCGTTTATGGGCCAAATTCGGACATACGGAGAGTAGTAGCTGCAACGGAAGTGATGTACGGAAGGCCATGCTACGAAATTTCTTTCAGCGATGGTTCTTCTATTACGGCTGACGCGGAACATCTTTGGAAAATTGATGGTAAGAATATCGTAACCTCCGAAAGTCTGCATCAAATTCTGTCTCACAATGGCAGAAAGCCTAAAATATGGGTAGCCCCGAATGTAAAACGGCATGATGGCGAGACGGTGCCTGTGGTAAGATTCATTACGGATTGTAAGCCTGTGGAAAGCGTTCCAGTGAAGTGTATACAGGTTGATAATGAGGACGGAATGTATCTTTGCGGGGAAACGTATATTCCGACTCACAATAGCAGCCTTGCGGCGGCTATTGGACACTATATGTTGGTTGGTGAAAAAGAAAAAGGTTCAGAAGTATACTGTGGCGCGACCACAGAAGTTCAAGCATTTGTCCTGTTCAACATCGCTCGGGATATGATTGTTGCCAATAAAGCATTTGAAGAAGCATTTGGTCTGACTTATACTAAAGAATCGATTCATGCGCAATCAACGCTTTCTACGTTCAAACCTATTATCGGAAGCCCGAAGGACGGTAGTAACCCTCAATGCGCTATTGTTGACGAGTATCACGAGCATCCTTCCGACGCGCTGTATGACTCGTTGAAGCTCGGTATGGGCGCAAGACAGCATCCTCTCTTGCTTGTTACTACCACCGCAGGGACGAACATTAAAGGCCCGTGCTATCGTTATGTGGAGCAAGGCAGGAAGGTCGTATTGGGAAAAGCAAAGAACGACCGACTATTTTACATGGAATTCACCATTGACGATACGGATAAATGGGAAGATTTTTCATGTTGGATTAAGGCCAGCCCGAACTTTGGAGTTTCCGTATCCGAAGAGTTCCTGCGCGAGCAATACGAAATAGCCAAATCATCACAGTACAAGCGTTCATCCATTCTTACCAAAATGCTGAATGTTTGGAACAATGAATCTGTGGGGTGGATTGACTTTCCTAAATGGCTTAATTGTACTGACAGAAATCTAAAGATGGAAGATTTTGAAGGCGAGAAATGCTGGATTGGCATTGACCTAGCCTCTAAAGTCGACTTAACAGCAATGGTTGCCGTCTTTAAGCGTGACGGTAAGTTCTATGTTTTCGGAAAATACTATCTTCCTTCCGATACTGTAGATAGGCCGGAGAATGACCATTATCGTGGCTGGAGGGATGAAGGCTGGCTGACCGTAACGCAAGGGGCTCGAACAGATTATCACGCGCTAGAGGAGGACTTGCAAAATTGGGCTGATAAATATGCGATTCAGGAAGTAGCATATGACCCTAGAGAAGCCGAATATCTTATGCAGAATATCCGGGAATGGGCGGCATTTGAATGTATTGAATTCACACAGTCATCCGCTACTTTCTCCGAGCCGATGAAAGAGTTTGAAGCTGCGTATCTTAATGGGGAACTTTTCCACCAGAATGACCCTATCCTCAATTTCGCAGCAGGGAATGTAGTCCTGAAATCCACAACGAACAAACTTGTTTACATGACCAAAACGGCGAATGAAAATAAAATCGACCCGATGGTCGCTATGATTATGGCAATCGCTAGAGCAATGGAAGATAAAGAAGAAGAGGCGTCAGATCCGTTTATTATGTTCCTTTAACGTGCGTTAGCACATACAATAATACCCGATTAATCTACGAATCTCTTTCCATTGATTCCGCGATTAATCGGGTATTATTGTATTCTAGGGAACCCTAAAAAGGAAATCCTTTTCCCTTATTAATCGACTTTAGAAATAATGTATGGATGCACCTATCAATTATAAAACAAACGCTAATGATAGGCAGTAAAAAGAAGAAAAAGGTTGTACTAAAATCTTTTGATCTTAGTACATCTGAAAATAAAAATAATCCAATCGCAAAGATTATGGAACTTATTGTCAGGTCATAGTATTTAAGAACCTGTAACCCCTTTAAGAAGATTTCTGAATACTTCATCTATACCATTTTCTCCTTTGGAGACATCGAAAATAATATCATGGGTTTCACCACCTTTTAAAAAGAGAGTTATAGTATTACCTCTCTTTTTAGCCCCGATAATACTTTCGATTTCAAAAAATTCAGTAGCGGGTGATGTTAAGGTATCTTTAAAAACGAAATAATTCTTTTTTGATGATGGAACGGGAGGAGGCGGAGGCGCACAGCGTTTTGGCACATCCCACCATATTTGTCTATCAGGTTTACATTCATCCATATTATAATACCTTCTTAATTTCCTTTTTTTATTTATGGTATAAGGTACGCTGACCTTTTGGTGGATCTGGCCTTTCAGGGCAAACCCACCCTTTTGGATGCGAGACTATGCGGGCTCCAGTTTTTCGGTTTTCACTTGCTAGGAGTTTCAATAACAGAAGTATGAGAAGCGCGGAGAATATTAAAATGGACACCATCACGATACTCCTTCGATGGAAATACAAAGCGTTCTGTTAGATTCCTCACTTTTGTTTCTACTGATATATCCAATACACAATCGTCGTCAAGGGCATCACTTATAAGAATGATACGATCCAAATCAATAGATATGGTTCTTTCAAGCTCTGGTCCATATTTAAAATTAAAAAGCTTCATGCTGATCCCTTCCCTTTCCGATAGTCGGAGGTTATTTTTGAGTGGCAGGATTTACATAACGCCATAAGGTTATTTTCGTCAAGTATTTTTCCGCCCTCGTTAATAGGAACGATATGGTGGACTTCATTAGCTGCGTTAGGAAACGGAGTGGTTTTCTCGCATTCCTCGCAGAAAGGGTGCTTTCGCAGATAACGCTCACGAACTTTCTTCCACCTTGAATCGTACCCTCTTTCCGCCGGAGTTCCACGCTTCATGTCATATCGTTTGTCTGACGATATTCTGTGCTTGGCGCAATCTTCGCAGTACCCCGAAGGGTGATCCGTTGGCTTTTTACAATGTTTGCATGGTTTTTTTGGTCTAGGGGGCATATTGTGACCTCCATAATTAATCGTATTTTATTGATAGGGCTCCAGCGGAAAGAAACCACGCCAGTCTATAGACAGCTCCACTAAGTTGGTCTTTGCTTATATAATCTGCGAATGGATTAATCCATTCCATACAGATAAAACAAGAAAGAAAGTAAAGACCTAATAACGATAGTAAAAAGCATATAATATGGCTTACGAAATTATTATTCATGGATTTTACTTTTCCCCCGACATAAAAATATCAAAATGCTTTTTTGCAGGTTCGCAGTATTGATATTGGCTCACATAAGATCCATCAGACGCCCTGTACCCTACATACCTTAGCTTACCTTCTCGCAGCTTTTTACTAAAAAAGCCTATATACCACACTTTTTTATCGTCGCTAAAAGCTACAAGTTCTCCCTCCCGAAATTCCTGATCTGGGGAACCGAAAGTCCCTACAAGATGCTCGTTACCTTCATATGGGATCACCTGATTCCAAGTTATTCCACCTGCTGCAAATAGAGTCCCAGTTCCATTATCATAACAAGAGAAAAAGTCAATATTCCAAAGTTGGGAATCATTATCCCTAACCAAAATTTTATCAAAAGGCTTAAACTCGTACATTATGTAATCTCCTTTTTTAAATGATTAAAGTGACAGTTCGTTCATTTTACGATTAAATCTTTCTTCAAGAAAATTAACCTCTTCGTAAGAAAGATTGAAATTACATCCCTCCATAAGATGATCACGTGCATAAGGGTCAAGTCTCCATGTTTCAAATTTTTCTCCCTTTTGGTTTTGGTCCTCCTGCCATTCAATGCTACATTCCCTATAAAACCCTCCCGATAGAACCTTCGTTTCTCCATCTACTGTGAAAGTAAGATGCCCTTCTTCAATTTCAGAGTTCCATTCGTAGCGTACAAGATTAATTTCGCGCATTACCTATTCTCCTAAGAATTAAATTCAAAGTGATTTTTTGCAGGCTCGCAATATTCCCATTCTCCTCGATTATGGTCAAATGTGTCCATACCTCCTGCAATATAAACCTTATTGCCGTTACGAGTATTCGTTCCATAAAAAATACGAAGGAACCACCCATCACCATGAAATCTATCTCTGACCGCAACAAGGTCGCCTTTTTTAGGAACCCATTCATTATTCTTCGTCCCCACAAGATGCTCATTGCCGAGGGCAGGGATGCAATATTTCCAAGAAGCGTCATTGATAGCTATAGCACGCCCTTCTATATCATAATGAGAGAAAAAAGTTGCGACCCAATTATCATCCTCGGAATCCCTAACTAAAACTTTATCAAACATTTTAAACTCAGGCATTAGATTTCTTCCTTCTTACCAATATCAAAATGATGCTCAAGAGGTGCACGGTATTCCCATGTTTCAAATAACTCTTCAAAAATACGGCCTTCACAGTTTTTTACTCTGTAGATAGTACCTTCTTCGCTTTTTTCTTCACTTATAAAGACCCTAGCGAACCATGAGCTACCCTCATGACTCACAGCCACAAGTTCCCCCTTCTTAGGTTTCCATGCGCTTTTAGCTGTTCCTACAAGATCTTCATTGCCATGATAGGGAATACAATACGCCCACAAACGATTGCCGAGAGTCACAAATTCGTCATCAATATAATGGGAAAACAAGTCTACTGCCCAAATTCCATCCTCAGTATCTCTAACCAAAACCTTTTGATATTCTTTAAACTTAGGCATGTTATTCATTCTCCTTTATTAATTTGTTCTGCCATAATAAATGCGGCATCAATTTCCTTAGCCAGTTGGTCAGCATTATAATTTTCGTCCTTAATGCCATCTTTCTCTACAGACATAGACGCTAGGCATAAAAGAGCATCCGAAAGAATCTTGACCGACTTACACGCCGCAACGATATACTTAGCGTTGGCAAGCTGTTGCTCTCTCAGGACGTTTTGAGCAGGATAGTCCTTACAGACATACATGCTTACCATTGCGATATGCTTGTCTCCGCAGTTAATGGCTCCATGACAATGAGACTCGTCAAGATGCCAATCGCCTCCATTCGTAGCGGCTTTCCTCAGCTTTTCCAATTCTGTAAGGAATCTAAGACTTTCGTTCATTTCTTACCATCCTTTCTTCACGTTCCATTTCCGCTTCGACCATAAGTTCAGCTTCTCGCAAAAGGCACCAATTGCCGCAACCGGGGAAACTTCCACCTTTGCGCGGACACAAAGCCTTCATACTGTGAGCGCAAGGTACATCATTGTAATCCATGCTAATCAGTTTAATCTTTACGCGAGACTCGAACATAAGAGCGTCATAATAGTCAGGATACAAGGAATCAAAATACCCTCTTTCCGGACAATCTCTGCACATAAGGGAGGATTGATATTCACAATTTTTGCATTGATCGATAAAATAAACTCTGTTTTTAAGCCACTCTTTTTCCTTGTTTGTAAGACCGTACTTGTTTTTTCTCATGATGTCAATTCTCCTTTAATTTTTATCGGTTATCTGGCAATCCCAAAGTTATAAGCCTCGTAAGAACATGAGGTTTCGGAACTCCGAAAAGCATTGAGAGCCTAGTAATACTATAATTATGTTCCTCTGCTTTCTCTCTAAACAATTCCTCCGGCATCAAAAGCTCGTATGCGAATAGGTTAGCTTCAATCTCTTCTTCTCTCGTAAATTGCTTTGATTCGTTTTTCATCTTCATCCACCTCCCTTGAAATAGATACTATGAAATTATCTGAGAGGTGTCAATACTTTTTTGTTTAAACTACAGGATAAAAATAAAGACTTGTGACGATTCAGGTTGTCACAAGTCTTTATTTGCATTTATTCGAGGGGGATATTCAGCATCGGAATATTCTCGCCAGTAACCTTGGGCAATACTCCATTCCATCCTGTAGCCATGATGTATCGGATAAGCTCAGGGGTAAGGGACTCAGCGAGCTTCTTATTCGCTGTATATTGAGCTTCCGCTTTCTTCGTAATGGAATATGCCTCGGCGTCCGCAATCTTTCGCATAGATTCCGCACGGCCTTCCGCCTCGGCTTTCTTCTTATCCGCCTCAGCTTGCGCAGTTTCAATTTCTGTGCGACGCTGCGTAGCAATCTGAATAGCGCCTACCTTAGCATCAATCGCTTCCTTTACGTTCTGGGGAAGCCAGATATTGCCAACAATGGCAATGTAATCAATCTTAATCCCAAGAGGCGCAAGACGTTCACGAACGGCCTCCGTCACCTGCATGATAAACTCGGTCTTCTTTTCCCCGTAAAGCTGCTCAGAAGTCCTCGTAGAAGCGGCACGGACAATCTCGTCTCGAATCATATTGTAAACGTATACGTTCGTGATTTCGTCAATGCCCTTTCTGTACGTCTGGAAAAGCAAAGACACTTTATCGGGATCAACGGAGTAAGACAGAGAAACGTCAGCACTGAGAGAAAGCCCTTCCTTGGATTGGAATTGGAATGCGCCGCTATTTCCGGTTCCCCGCCATTCCTTTGTCTGCTGCGCCGTAGAGAACGTGAAAAGCTGTTCATTGATGCCTACCCAATAGCGGCCTACACCAAGCTTTTCAGTATCCACACCTTTCGACGAGCCAAGCAAATTCACCTTTACGCCGACATATCCAGCCTCGACTTTCTCAATACAAGTAAGAGCGTAAATGCCGAAAGCAAGGACAAAAACAAGAGTAACACACGCGATAATCTTTTTCATTATACATCTTCCTTAGAAATAATTTTAAAAATTTTATAACTCAAAAATACAGTTACGGGGAAACTAATAATCAATGCCGCTCCGGTCAGAACCAAAGCCGTAGATTCGGAACTAATCAAAAACGGCAGAAGAAATCCAAACAGCCCAATCACATAAACCAGATTGATCAAGACGTAAACCAAAAATAGGAGAATATCATCTTCCGTCTTTTGTAGAATTGAAGCACCCTTTTCCGTTTTTTCGTTATTCATCGGAACCACCTTTATGGTCTAGTTTTTCCCGGAGGTTCCATTTTTGGATAGAACGCTGGAGACATTCTTCTTCCCATTCTTCCGCTCCTACCTCCTTTTTTACGGCTACCATAGCGTTTCTTACTTCCGCGCAAGACCGTTTCAATGCTGCGGTATACGTTACTCCAGCATACTCGTAGCCAAGAGCGGCTACGAGCCTTGCCCGTTCGAGAAATCTTTCGCACTCAAAGATTGCGGTGTCTACGGTTTTCTTATTAATACTCATTTTTCAAGTTCCTCCTTAACCATTTCTTCCAAAACCTCAATCCAATCTGATTGTTCAACTTCATTGCACGATACGCTATGAAAGAATGGACAGTCATTCCATAAACAGGGTCTATAAAGATCTTTACAAGCCTGAGTGTGCATGTAAGCAATATCGCTAATAGTAATTATTTCCCCTATGTCTTTTTTTGAGAGATCTCATTCAATAGACTCCTTTTCATACGGATTTTCAAGGCCAAGCTGCTTGCACCGATTTTGAATATACCCTTCCATTTCAGCTTTAGCTTCCATTAAAGTACGTTCTATGGCTTCACGGAGGCATTTGAGGTTATATTCACTGTTAGCTGTAAGATTATGTTCGACGGTGTCGAGCGCCCGTAGGATTCGCTCTTTGTCACGTTTGCATAGCTTAGATTCATTAACTACTGCCATAGCGTCCTTAGCCAATGTGTTTTTAAGCCGCCCAACGGATTTTTTAAATGCTTCCTCCGCAAGGTCGGCATCCGTCTTAACGTCTTCACGAACGTATTTCACAGTACCGTGAATAGGATGGCGAGTGATGGTACAAGGAACGCCCTCATATCTATCTGCGGACATAAGAAGCTCAGAGAATTGGAGTGGAGTAAGCTCAACCCTGATAAGTGGAGCGCCTCCAGCATCCCTAACTCGTTGTTCCCCGTGGTCTGTAACAATTTCGGCATTATTGATTTCAATAAGAATCGAATTAGTTACTCTTACTTTAGAGCCAAAGAAGAACTGACCGCCTCCACCGATTTGCGCCCTCGATAAACGGATGGTCCCATAAGAAGCTTCACGTTTTACGTTTTCTTCTTCCATTTTATCCTCTTTTATTTTTTGTTAGCATGTGGGGGCATTAAGCCCCCACTACTTTACAAAATCCAATTATTCGGGCTTCGCGTAATTCGGAGCTTTTACGGGCTTACGAAATTCCGCCTTGCACTTGTCACAAAGCTGAGTTCCTCTTACGCGGGGCTTTCCACCTTCCGCACAACGCAACGCCTTTTCGGGATTCTTCTTGCCATAGAAAAAGCTGGTAGGAATCATAATAGCCATGTTGATCTCTCCTTGTTGATTAAAATGGTTTGATTAGAATATTTCCGTGTTCCCTTTCTCTTGAAACGCATACTATGAAATTTTCGTTACCTTGTCAACACTTTTTTAAAAATTATTTTCGGAACTCCATTCAATCCAATTCATTCTATCCTTATGTGCAGTTCCATTGGGCTTCGCTACAGGCCAGTAGTAACCCTTTGGGTAGCAATCCAACGAGTCCTTGCTAATGCCGCCAAAAAACTTTTTCGTATGATAGTAGTCAAAGTCCTTACGCAAGAGATTGACCCTTTGCGAGAAGTGGAAAAGACCATCCCCAAGCCAAAAAGGTTTTTTGGTAGAATCAAAACTATAAAATTTTACGCCCCGTAAATGCTCACGAATTGCATGTGACTTTCCGAATCGCATATAATATTCGGAACACAAAGTTGCGATATATCTACTCAAATCGTATTCATGCCCCTCCCACATAAGACAAGCCGGATGGTTCTTTGTAGGTACACGGCCCGAAAGAATCTGATACGCTTCAACAATCTGCTTATTCAATCTTTTGTTGTCCAGAATCTTAGACGTTTCAAGAAAGTCAGGAGTGGGAAGAAACGTCTGCATGACAATTAACCTCTTTCTTTAAGAATTAAAAACGGTGCGCCTACGAAGACTAGAGCATCCTTTGACACAATGATTTTCGTCCCGTACAAGTTCGTCGGGGCAAAGCAAATCAATCCTGTCAGACGAATCAAAAACCATGTTCGTTACGATGTACATAACACCCAATTCCGGAGCGGGCAAGCCTTTAATCTCTCTTTCCACAATTTCACTTACAGGTACGTAAAGTGAGGGTCCATGATCAGGACAGAATACTCCATCATATTCTCGGATATAGTTAACCCGAGCCATACCTTCGGATTTAAAACGAAGCAGCTCAACAGTTCCAGAAGGATTGTAAATATTAATATCGTGTCCGGTGAAATTACGAATCTTCATTTTTATCCTCTTTTAGTTTATTTTATACGGGAAGAATAGAAAACACAAAGACCACTATGGCAGCGACAATCATCCTTTCAACGAAACTGAATGTAGCGAAACTTTTCATAGGAGTCAACCATTTTTTTCTATTTTTTAAATTTTACGGAGAAATTTGCAAGGCACAAAGTAAGTTCCGTTCCGCAGGAATCACACTTGAAAATGACATTCATATGCTCAGAGCCATGTGCTGTCTTATAGTGCATCTTACCCTTACACTGAATACACTTGACATCAATAAATCTGTGGATCAAATGAGTAGTATTATCGGTCGAAGAAAAATCTGTGCCTTCCGCCAACATCAAAGCAAGCGCGGAATCCCGATAATCAATGCTTCCCGGTCTGGTGTTTTTCCTAAAGTAATAGTGCTCCGCAAGCTGCATAGGATTAACTTCAAGGTCATCAAAATACCGATCATGTGGGAACATTTTCAAACATTTGGAAAGATTCATATTTTCACTCCTTTTTATATGCAGCGTGTCTTTATCGATCTCGGACACGCTGCATATAGTGAGTTTATAGTTTAGATATCAAAAACAATTTCCGCCATATCGAAGTAAAGATAGTCACTGTAAGTAATGGCTCCGTTACTATTCTCTGTCGCGGAGATTGCGCGTCTCCGAATTTCCGAGATTACCCTAGACAGTTCCGTAATACTTCTATCCTGATAGGCGTCCGCAAGTTCATGCAAAAGCTGTCTACGGCTCACTGCGTAGGAGCATTCGTAATTACGAACAAAAAGATCTCGTTGGCTTTCAGCGGTGAATGCCACAGGTACAGTCTTGCGTCGCGTAAAAACGCCTTTGTAAAAAACAATCTTTTCTTCTTTCACCATGAAAGCATAGTAGCATCGAACAGGAGATTCCTTAGTTTCCTGCGCAATATCCTCCTGAGTATTATTTTCCTGTGTATGAGCTTCTCTCTGGATGTTAGCTTCTCTCTGGATGTTAGCTTCTCTCTGGATGTTAGCTTCTCTCTGCATATTAACTTCCTCCTTTTCCTTTACATACAACTTAAGTTTATCCCAATCGTCAGCAGTGATTTCTGAGCACAACTTATTATCTTCAAAAGGGCACCCAACATCCTTATTTACGAGAGGACACGTATTGTAGCCGTAGAGAATTTTATTATTACATTGTTTGGCAAGATCTTCAACCAAATTTTCTTCAAACAAATATTTATAAGAATCTATGCCTTCATCAAGAAAACTGGAGTCAATGAGAGGAAAAGGTGCTTCGACCTTCTTCGGCTGGTCTTCATGTTCTACGCTTTTCAATTTATTGTCTTCCTTTTTTTCTACCATAGCTCTCACCTCGCTCCAATGACTTTCATCTACATCACTACACATAGCCTTGAACGGGCATGGACCTTCTTTTGCATCTGGGCAGACTGCATATACCGTGCATTGCCCCGGCGATCTTCTACAAAGATGAGCTAGCTCTTTATCCGTCTTTCTACTTAAAATGAGAGTAAAAAGTTCTTTCCTTTGCTCTACGTTCCTCTGAGAAATATTTGACATTTCATCCTCCTTGATAAACTCTTCGTAGATAAACTCTTCGTGAACACACTATGCCGAATTTTCGCTAGCATGTCAACAATTATGTTTATTTAAAAATATACACGAGAAGAATTGTAAACAAGACCACCGCACCAAATCCGGCTAGAGAAGCAACTACTCCATATGCAAATGATTCGGGAAATTTTTCAACAAAACGCCTTTTCATGACATACATTCTTTGGGAAATCTCTTTTGATGGAACTTCATATTCACGCCCACACATTGTGCATCTCCAAATAAAAACCGTCTCCCCATCTCCTCTTAGTTCGCTTCCATCCTTTTGAAAAACAGTGCTCGAACTACCACAAACAGGACAGTCCTTTCCAAAATCATATGCTGGCACTGAGATACGAATATCGTTTTTCATTTAATTATCTCCATATTTTTTAAATTACTTAAAGAGTGATTGGAAAAGCAGGAGTCCCAAACAACCTAACCCAAATACACCTATAAAGACCAATGCGGAGCATATCAAAGTTTTGGCTAAATCCTCCCAAAAAATTTTAATAAAAATATATTTTAGATGTTCGGTCTTTTGGGAAACCTTTTTCCCCGGAACTACGTAATTATAGGAGCATCTCCGGCATCTCCAAACGAATACCGTTTCTCCATCTTCCGTTGTTTTTATATCTGGTGTATAACCATTCAAAGGCCAGTCCCCACAGATAGGGCATTTATCGGGAGCCTTATATGCTGGCCTATCCACAATATCGCTGTATTTCATTTTAAATATCCCCCTTTTTATCGTTTTGTTCCAATAATCGTAAAGAAGAAAATCACACTAAGAATTGCTATAACGTAAATAAAATTATCTGGAATCATGTATGTTTTCCTTTTTTCGTGATTTTATGATTTCGTGATTTTATGATTTCGTGATTTTATGATTTATTAAATTCTTTTCGCTTCTGCCTCCATATCTCACCACCCAAAATTCCCGGAGGAACAATCCATTGATTTGTTCTTCCATGATTTGCACCGTTATTTGCTTCACGATAATTTCTGATATACATTTGCATCCGTGTATCACTCAAAGCACCATTCTCTTTTACAAAATACGGAGTTCCTCTATAAGGTAATCTGGACCTATATATAAAAATCTCTCGCCCTCCACTCTTCCAATACTTTTTCGTGTTTTCAAAATTAAAAGAGAACTTTACCTTTTCTACAAGCATCACAGCAGGTTCAAATTCGCCTTTATTGGAATTAAAAACCTCAAGCATCCCCGCTTTAACTCTGTCCCGGCGATTGGTTACAAACGATTTTACGAAACCAAGAATTTCATTGGAATCAACACCAATGATAACACCTGTGATATTATGCGTGTGAAGGTATCCTATGAAATGACGAGTTTCCGAGTTATCTTTCATTACCTCATCTCCTTGTGTTAAGATCAACCTACCCTACTTTGAGTTTTCATGCAACAAAATTTTCTATTTTATGAAAAAATTTTAGCTCCGAAAATACTCCCCACCTGTCCCAAAAATGTTAGCTTGGATCGAGATCCCCACCTCGTTCAAAAATGTTAGCTTGCCTCGCATCCCCCACCTCTTTCGTTTACATTAGCTCGGCTTGCACTCCCCACCTGTCCCGAAAATGTTAGCTTGGATCGAGTCCCCCACCTTGTATTAGAGTGCACGCGACCTTTATTGATTGCTCGCTCAACCAATGCTGTTTCACGGGTACAGAGCAGGAGCGCGTCCATAGATGTAAGAGCTGGACGCCACAAGGTGAGGCGCGACCGTGCAAAAACATAAGCTTATACACTAGACGCCGCCCATGCTTTTCTTTTCGTGATAGTGTTATGTTTCATTGCCTAGGCATTTGTTCCTTCATAAATCGATTATACGGCCTTTTTGTTTCTTTCATGGGTTCTCCTTTACGTTTCAATAAATCGCTTCTTAAATCGGCATTTGTGAGCGTCTTTTTTTCTTTCTCATGGATACGGGCAAGCTGTACCGTGCTCAAGCTGTACCGTGCTCAAGCTGTACCGTGCTCAAGCTGTACCGTGCTCAAGCTGTACCGTGCTCAAGCTGTACCGTGCTCAAGCTGTACCGTGCTCAAGCTGTACCGTGCATATGCGAAAAGACGCCTTTCTTTATACCACATGATACAAGAAACCCTTTATAGAATATCTGATACAGATATAGCAAAAGAGTCCTTGCATCATGTAATACAAAGAAACGACTAACAGGCGGAAGGGTAGATCCCTTCCGCCTTTAACTATCTGAATTAATGCAGTTTAAACAAAATATGTGGCTTTTCCATGCAAAGCGTGCACTCATCCCCGCAGTGAACCGGGGCATAGCCTTCCCTACCATATGGGCATATATGATAGCCAAATATTTGACTTTTCTCCTGAATGTAGGATTCATCCCCAAAGTTGATAGATCCATCCGGCAATACAGATTCGACCATGTTCACATTGGGAAGCGCCACAAACTCCGAAAAGTCAAAAATTTCTGACACTTTCGTATAAAAGTAGAAACGCTTTTCCGGGAATTTATCAGCTATCCGTTTCCACATATTGACATACGCCTGAGAAACAAAATCCCCAGAGGAATGAATACGCACGAATGGACGTGAGGATTTTTTCAATGAATCCGATGTTATACGTTCAAGACACGCAAGATCATTGAAGGCGAGATACGTATGGAAAAGCCGTTTGTTATAGGTTGGCGCATATTGCCGTTGCGCCTTCCGAGCATAACAGAACCCCGCACAATCGGCGCAATTCAAACACGTATCAACAGCAAGCAAGTCAAATATAAGAATATTTTTTGCGAGCTTAGAATTGCCCTTGGCAAAAGGATCTCCGATAAAAACGCCCAACCCCTGAATATAGTTTTTTCTATCATTTGTTTTTTCATGATAAGAACGCATTCCCTTGTATTCTTTAATCATATGCAAAGTACTGACGGGGGAGAACCGACGACCGAAAAATCTACTTTCCATTATAGAATATCCTCTTTTTTCAGATTTTCAAAGGCTATTGATAACGAGTCCGGTTTAAAGAAGGGGGGTAAACCCCTCCCCTTCTTTATCGGGATTCATTATAGATCTTCAATCATGGCGTCAAGAGCTGAAAAAGCGTCGTCCCGCTCATGACACGCGACATCAAAAGCCGCGTCCGCTTCCTCAAGATCCTTGCGGGCTGCGATAGCCCTATCCTTTGAAACGTCTACATTACGCAAGGATTTTTGATAGACGGTATAAGCTTCCGTCAAGGCATTAATTTTTTGGATAGCCCAATCTTCCCCAAATAAGCCCCTCGCACAATCCTTCATGATACCATCAATTTTAGCCATAACAAAATCAGCGTAAACAATCATACTATAAAACTCCTTTTAATACCAGTCCGGAAAAACGGGCTCTTTTTCGACAATAACGAAAATACTATATTTTTCGTCCCACGTTGCCGCATAATGATAGCTTGGAGATTGCCAGCCTCTAGGAGCATTCTTTGCCCGGCTTATCTTTACGCTGGTTAAGCCTACGCAAGAAATACCATCCATACGTTCACACGCATTCACGATATCGCCACCTTTGAACTCCGCAGGTATGCCACCGTCCACACGAAAGACGGAACCATCTTTTAGATCTCGAATGAACATAGTAGAAACCTCTTTTTAGATGTCTAGGAATATTCCCCGTTGCCAACAAAGATACAATACAGAAATTACAAAACCACGTCAATACTTTTTTATGTAGAAAATCATATTGACGTGGTTTTGTAATTGAATAATTGATTTACTTATTGAAATTTGAATTAATCCACAAGGTTATAAGGGATTGCATCCCCGTCATTTGCTTTGAATAGAGTTGTTTTGCTGGTTGCGATATAATACTGCGGATATGAGATCCCGTTTGTCACTTGAATCTTTTTCCTTATAAATTTCTTAGGGTTAAAGCCGCCGTTTTTCTTTGCTTCTTCTCGGATATAAGCTATGGTACTTGCTTCCAGACCTTGAATTTTTCCTGTCCCGGAAAAAGGATTTTCAGAATCTGGCTGGTATGGTATTTGCTTCATAATAGCACACTTCCCAGAATCAGAGAATCCAACTATCTGGAAAATATGGGGAATTGTCATATTGTAGCCCCATGAGCCAGCAAATATATCTCCGATATGCAGGTTTGGGAGTAAATCGTGGAAGCAAGGAACCGTTTCTAGGTCACTGTACTTATATACAGATTCTACCTTGTGCCCACAATAGAGATCCACAATGTCCCTCTTGATCTCCTTTTTGCGCTTTTCAAAATAGGACTCAATAGGTTGTCCTATTTCATGCTTCACGGTGAGATCAAGAATCGTGTCCCAAACATCAATAAATCCGCGCCCTTGGCAATTCGGGCATTCAATGTTCAGGAAAGGAAGAACTGGAGCAATCCAGTCGTCGAGGCAAGCATCCCCGTCCATGTCGAGCAGCATAGCCAAGCGATTCAAGAGCTTGTCGGATACGGCCTTTGCCCCCGCTTCATCCCAAAAGGCAAAGTCAAGGATATCTACGAAAGAAATATTTTCGCTCTTTCGAGTATCATAATTGAATACAGTATAGGTTTCCCTATCGTCGCTTGCCTTCTTCACGATGCAAGCCCGGTGCAAGTAATAGACGGGGGATCCATGCTCAAGACGAAAATTAACATCCGCATAAACACCACGAAAAAGAAAATCGGCCCCTTTTTCTGTGATCATGCGGTTGTAAAAATCCCGGACGTAAGACTTAGGGGCCTTGACGGATACGTAGCTTCTCATTTTGATAACCTCTTTAAATTTAACAGGATATGAAAAGAATTTTTAGTTAGATCCCGTGATACTTGCAAGCGTTCAAGTACCAGTTCAGAAAGTACTTTTCTTGTACCGTGGGAGGCGTGATCATGTCAAGAAATTTTTTAGGGCAAGCGTAATCAAAAGGCCCCATTTCCAGCGGGATAAACTTTGTTGCGACTTCTCGCAAGCTACTGTAAAAGCTTTTCTTTGCTGTAGCCTTTACCACGATGCCGCGAACTTCCCCTTTTTCGCAATATGCTACGAAAATAGTCGATAATGCGCAGTTGGATACATAAAGAACTTTATCCCCGCTCATTTGGAACAGGATATCTGCTTTTACGGCCTTAGCTCTGGTATCCGCTACGATGTTCGATACTGTCCAGCCCATGATAGAACCTCTTTCATTAAAGCTCATTTTTGAAAAGTTCCTGCATCATTCTAAAGAGGGGTATATACCCCTCTTTTATCGGAGTCAAGAGCTTTTTTAATAATTCTGAATCACGACGCCACCGTTTTTAAGCGGGATAACAATAGTGTGCTCTTGAAGAAGGCTAATGATATCTTCGGTTTCCATGCCGTCAATATCAAGGAACATATCCTCAGCGCAATCCTGCGGGCTATCATATTCCGTAAAAGAGCAACAGATAGCGATAACATCCAGTTCCACCAGTTCCCCAGTTTCATCCTCAAGTTCTTCAAAGAATTCAAACAGGGCTTCAAGAGCGGCAGGGGAAAATTGATCATTGCGCCCGTGGTCGTCAAAGGCTTCCATGAAGTCGGAAAGATAAATGCGCTTGTGCATGGTAATAACCTCTTTATGTGGTTAAAGTGTCGTTGTGTTGAAATTGACCCTAAACTAAAAAGGGCTTACTGTCAAGAGAAGTTTTTTACCTGCTTCACGTTGCCCTACAGAAACTATGACCTTGATTGCGGCGGCGGCCTGTCCTACGGCACGAGCTTCAACGTCAAGCCAAGATTCGTGTGAGTTAGGTTCAAGTTCCCCGCCGCGTTTCTTGTGAAGCTCGGAAGGCGTGCAAAGCCGTTCGGCTATGTCAACATCATAGACAAGCCCACATCCGCCATAGGACCATTCCTGCCATGATCCCGCGCCATTAAGAAGCGTTCCACGGCAATTTTCAGGAGTAAGATCCTGATAATCCGGGATAGCCTCCAGCAGGTCCATAGCATAGCTCCGTACGCCCCTGCGCCATGCGGAGCGTTCGGCGGGAAGGGATTCAATAACCTTTCGAATGTCAATAACTTTCATGGTGATAACCTCTTTGTTGTTTCGTTGAAATCAATCTACCGATTTTCTATTTTTCTGTCAACAAAAAATTCTGATTTTTTAGAAAAAGATTCTAGCGAAAAAAGGGGAGATCACTATGGCAGTAAAGGCGACCGTGAGCACGACACGAGATAGAGCTACGCTTGCGTTACGCTTGAAAGATAGCTTGCTTATGGCAGATCCTTTATACATGGTAGCCCCCTTTTTTCCGCGTGATTTACAGATAGGAGACAGCGTTGTGAAGGGCAGCAAAAGCTACGCACGGCAACGCCATGAATCCGCACACGCTAAGAACTGAACTAAGGAAGCCAAGGAAATTCGTATTCTCGGACACTCCGATAATACGCCGCATGACTTCCGAGATGCTTTTCCCGGAAATTCCCCTAAGTCCTCCGCCGCCTACTACAACATAAACGCGGGACTTGACGCCTACGCGACGCGATTCAATGCGAACGCCTGTCCTTTTCAGGGTAAAATTCGCAAAAGAGAGGGACTTAGAGCAAAAAGGAGCGGAAAGGTAAATACGGCAAGCGGTCGTGAGCTTCATTTTAATAACCTCTTTTTGTGGTTTGTGTGAACCCGTAAGATCAATCTATCCTTGCGGGCTCACACTGTCAAGCGATTTTTTTACAGGATGAAAGAAACTCTTTCAAGTCTGCACTGGCTCTTGCCCTTGTAATCGTCATGAGCCTTGACCCTCGTCTTTTTGATAGTGTACGTGCCGCCTTCTTCAACATCGGGGAAAGTAGAGGTTTTCCATACAAAAGGAATGCCCACGCTTTTCGGCGCGGCGGTTCAGGCTTTCGACCTTCTCGACAATCTTAGCGAACGTAGACTTGTGGCGAATAGGCATGGCGTACAACCTCTTATAGTAAAAGACATTCATAGATTCCGATAAACCTTTTCCCTTGCCGTTGAAAAGACTTTATAGGAATCTATGAATGTCGTCAACAACTTTTTTTGATTGTTATCCCCGATATTCCATGCAGACAACGGGATCTGTCTCAACCGTCTCGAATCCCTCACTAGCGTAAAAGTCAACAAGATCTTCAAGGCTCATGCCATCGAAATCAGGAACCGCCACAATCTTCAAGGGAAGGTGCGGAAACTTCCTCTTTGCATAAGCTATCGCGGCTCGGAGCAAGACTCTGCCGTGTCCCTTGCGACGATAATCAGGCTGTACATGAAGATCAGAAACAAGTACGATATCCTGTTCTTCATAGCCATATAATGCGCTAGGGGCATCAATAATCTCTACCTCTTGAGAAATCATGCAATGACCATATTCCGACTCAAACACGATATCCCGGCCAGTATGCCCGGTCACAGTGATCTTACTCATAAAAATTCCCTCCATGCAATTCGTTTAAATAGACTCTATGCAAATACTAAATCACTGTCAAGCGGATCTATGAAATAATCGAAAAGAAAAAACATTCGTGTACCCATATATTATATAAGGTATTGCAAGTACCGTGCCACAATATCGGTATGGCTATTCTATGATGGTCCCAAGTCAATGACACATAACGACATCTGTTACACATGATGACACTTCTTTGACATCTGTTGACGGTCGTTGACAGTCTGTGACGCTTGTTGACGGCTATTTACGGTCGTTGACGACCGTGCACGGGGATTTTCAACGATTGTTCAAGAAATAACTATCAATACAATCAATTACTTACAACTTGGCATAAGTCTTGCATAGCTTGAGAATGGTTGGGGATTCTCCAATCATTTCAAGTATATGGGAGGGGGTAGGGTCAAAGTGTACCGCATTCCGGTATATAGTACCGTCGTTGACTCAAAAAAACATTTTTTTCGATTTCTGAGCTTTTATCCGGTTGTAATTATTCATGTAAATTTTTTAAACGAAATTTTAATAAAACTATTGACAAAAAATCGTTTATGGATTAAGATTTTTACTAAATTTAACATAAAAAAGGAGAAAAACATTGCGACGCCAAACAAAATCCATCGAAGCGCATAAGCAAGATGGTACATACAATTCTACGAAGCATGGAGTGGACGTTCCGTTGGCGGAAGGACCGCTGAGGAAAATCAATTGGGACAAGATGTCCTCGGAAGACATTTATAATACGATTGCTGATGTTATCGCGCAGAAGGGGCTTGACCATGCTGAATACTCTCTGGCTTTGGAACTCTTAGTTTATGCGGTGAATAGGATGCTTAAACTCCGCAGGGATCTGAAAGCCCAAGGCGGCGAGACGTATATTACCCCAACAGGTATTCGGAAAAACAATCCTACAGCGAAACTTGTTATGGAAGCAGAGAAGCAAGTTGATACGCTCCTGCAAAGGTTTGGGCTTACGCCGGATTCTCGTAGCCGAGTAGCTAGGAAGAAGGGAGAACTTAATCTAGGGAGTGAAGATTCTTTCGGATCTCCGGAAGGTTTCTTCAATTAAACCAATAATTTAAAAATATTTTAAAAAAGTAGTTGACAAATCAAAAAAGTTTCACTATATTCCTTTTCACGATAAGCGCATAAGCATGATGCGAACAGCGAATTTAAATTACTTTGGAGGTAAACGCGCATCTAGGAAACTTGTATACCGCTCATCGTACTTAGGTGCTCACAGCAACAAAAATTACACTTGCCTGTTAAGCAATAATGTAAAAGCACCTAGTTATTTAGATAAAGGTTCTCACAGCAACAACACAACCATTCATACTGGAAGTAGCGTCCACCAAAGGGCGCAGGACCTTGGAGAAAAAAATCATGAGTACGAAAATTTCACCTTTTATTTCGGCATTTAACAAGAATCCTGACTCTATTACGGAAAACGGATGCCTTACCTATTCTGATTCCGATAATGCCAATCTGAACTTTTTCGCATTGGCCTCCGCTAAACGAGACTCCCTCAATTCCGCGAAGGAGCTTTTTGAGGAAGCATTAGAAGAAAATAAGAGTTTGGCAAGGAAAAACCTCTTCTATCTGCGTGATGTTCGCGGCGGACAGGGTGAAAGGGACATTTTTAGGGTCTGTATGTTGTATGATATTATCAAAAACGGTTATACTGACGACCGAAACGATATCATCTATAACATCGGACAAATCCCCAAATATGGCAGATGGGATGATTTTTTCTGGATTATGGAGGCTATCTATCCGAGTAACGAATCCATATATGATTTTATGGTTAATTTCGTGAAAACGATTCTCGACCTCGATGAAGGTAAAATCAATCTCGGACATTATGAAAATCTGACTCTTTGCGCGAAATGGTTTCCGCTAAAGAACAGTGTGTCCTCTCAATGGAGAAAAAACCTCGCAAAGAAACTTGTGGACGATATTTTCGATGGGAACGAGAAGAAATGCCGCAAGACCATCGTAAATATCCGAAAGCATCTGAATATTGTCGAACAGAAAATGTGCTCGAAAAAATGGAGCGACATTGATTATAGCAGGCTCCCTTCCTATGCTTTGATGAAACACACAAAGGCATTTACAAGAAATGACCCTTTTGGTTTTTCAGAATATACCGAAGCTGTTAAACGCGGCGAGAAAAAGGTAAATTCGAGCGTTCTTTACCCCTACGACATTGTTTATGGTGTTCAGCGGGACGGAGAGGAATATGAAGATATCTATGATGAAATGTGGAGAGCGTTGCCGGACTATACTGGTCGAAACAAAAATGCTATTTGCGTAGTAGATACCAGTGGCTCTATGCTGTCCAGAGTATCCAAATCTTCAAGTGTCACGGCTCTTGACGTGGCTATTTCTCTTGGATTGTATTTCGCTGAAAGAAGCAAAGGCCCGTTCAAAGACCATTTCTTTACTTTCAGTACCGAACCGGAGCTTGTAAAAATCTACGGAAATACGATGCGAGAAAAACTCTCGAACATGGTTTCCGCCAATTGGGGCTATGGCACGAACATTGAAGCTGTGTTTTCTTTGATTCTCTCCACCGCCATGAGGCATAAATTGAAGCAAGAAGACCTTCCGGAAACTCTGTATATCATTTCCGATATGGAGTTTAATGAATCTACGGACTATTCGAAGACAGCTTTTGAATACATGAAAGAATCTTTCCGAGCACATGGATATTCGCTGCCTACCATCGTATTCTGGAATGTGAATAGTCGAGGAAGAAATCTTCCTGTCCAGAAAGACGAGGTAGGAGCAACGATAGTTTCCGGCCTGTCGCCATCCGTATTCAAGATGGCAGTACAAAACAAAAAACCTATCGAAGTTATGCTTGACATCCTTGGCTCGGAAAGGTATGCTTGCATCAGATAAAAATTGATGTGTGTGTGGGGTAGTTCAGTTTGGTAGAACCAGTACCAAAAGTACGTGTTGGCGGTTCAATCCCGCCTCCCACACTCCATGCGACCGTAACTCAATTGGCAAGAGTAGCCGACTTTTAATTGGCAAGTTATGGGTTCAAGCCCCATCGGTCGCACCATAAATCTGTAAAAAGGAGACTCATAGATGGACACGACCACTGATTTCTTTG